TAATCTATATCAATCGTAATTACTATGAATTATATTTCATTTTTATATAAAAGTTCATAAATTTTCAATTGACAAGTTCTACCCGGTCTTTGTGCACGACCTTCAACCTGTTTTTTCAAATCTGGAGACATTTTATGATAGATAATAATATCGGTTGTATTTTCTAAATTGAGACCACTACCAAAGTATCTTGCATTTAACAAAAGACATTTAATATTTCCTTCTTTATATTTAGAAATTACATTGTTAATATGTGCACCAGTACCCATAATTTTAGAATATGATATTTGATTATCATCTAAAATTTGCAACATTTGTGAGAATGATGCATCATACTCAGAGAAAACTAATAATCTTGAGTCATTATTAATCTTATTTTTAATAATATCTTCGAAATTTTCAATTTTATCCTTCTCAATATCAGAATTTTGTTTATCATCTGAATTTTTATCATCTGAATTTTTATGATGTAAATTTTTAAATTCATTATCATTATCCAGAATAACTATATCCGCAATATTTGAAATATCAGCTGTGCACATAGGACATTTAGGTTTTTGAGAGAGAGTCATAGATAGACACTCAAAACAGAAAACATTTTTACAACAAGGTGTAAGACACTTGTTAACAAAATCATCTAAACAAATACCACACATGTCAGTATCTTGAATACGTTCCTCAATGGCTTTAATTTTCTCATTAATCTCATCCATTCTTGATTGAATAAGATTAAGAGCATCTTTTTTACCATTTTTAGTTTTGTATTTCATTTCCTGTTTCATCTTGTATTTAATTTTAAGATTTTCTAAATCTTCAAAATAATTTTTACAAATTAATTTAACAACACTCATATCATCAGATACTTGCATATCATATTTTTCAAAAACTCCATCTATATCACCTGCATTAATCATATCAATAATATCATCACTGATAATACCTGTTAAAATATTTAATGATTTAGGTGTTTTACATTGAATAATTTTTCTAATAGGATCTTGAAGTGAAAAAGATTTTTCAATGAAATTATCTGTATTTTTCAGAACAATTTTTTCAAAAATGTCATCATGACACCCATATATAGATGAAAATGTATATTTAATAAAACCATTATTTTTAACACGTCCTCTACGAAGGTCAAAAATTGAAGCAGTAATAAAATAATACATACTGGAATATATTTTATCACATGATGGTACATTAATACTATCAGCTTCATCAAAAATTAATCTTGAAATATATGTATGTTTTCCGGATGGATGAGGATAATTACCATTTATTATTTTAGCAAATTGTTTATATTGTGTTGAAGCAACTAAAACAATCTCATATTTTTCATAAAATTTCTTACTATCTTTAATATCTTTTTTTAACCTAATACCATAATATTTCAATTTAGTATCATTCTGGATATATCTTTCCCACTGTTTAAATATACCGTGTGGTACAACTAAAACATTAGTACTAATATATTCATATAGTGGCTTTGTAAAAATATTAATAGTATCATAAGATGAAATTTCAAGTGGAGGCTCAATATATGGATTATCTGCAATAATAGATAATAAACTGAGAGATTTACCTGCACCAACTTTGTCTGCTATAATACATATTCTTGCATTATACCATTTAGTTATAGATTTATCGCTATTTTCTAAGGGTATTTTATCGTTAGTTTCAAGTTGTTTGGCTGCATGTAATATAGTGAGTTGATTGTCCTTTAATGGGCAAATAATTTTATCAGGTTGTGTCGCTTTATCGCTGGTTTCATTAAGAGTATCATATGCTGTTAAGCTATTATTTTTGTGTGGATAGTAATATGACATAAATAATTATGTTTAATATATATAAATATTTTTTTAAAATCATTTTTTTATTTTTATATTAATTTTTATAAAATTTTTTTATAAATAATAATATATGCAAATTATTGATTATGATAAAGAAAATCGGGAATTAAATCTTGATAATATAAATATATTTGCTAATAAAATTACTATAGTTACTAAAAAAAATATTACAAATATTCTAAAAAATAACAAAAATGATAAAATTAACATAATGCTATTAGGAGATATGCATTCATATACATTTAGTTATAATGGTAAAAAAGGGTATGAAGCCCTTTTATTAATGTTAAAAAAATATGATATTAAAAATATTATATTTACAGTGTCATTTAATACTGAATATGGAAAAATTTTACCAATTATATCTAACCAAATAGATAGATGTTTTATTATATCACATAAAATTGATCCATCTATATACTACGATTATAAATTACCAAAAAATTATGATATTCTTATATATGGTGTTATTAGCAGTGCATACCCATTTAGAAAAAGATTGTTTAATATTTTAACTAAAATGAAAAAAACTACTCAATTGCGTATTAGAATAATAAAAAAGAGTGAAAATATTAAATATAAAGATTTAGCAAAATTGATAAATAGATCTTGGATCTGTATATCTACACCATCCAAATTTGACTATCTTGTTAAAAAATATTTTGAAATAGCTGCTTGTAATTCAGTAGTTGCAGGAAATATGCCTATACAAGGTAAACAAATATTTGGTAATAATTATATCCCTCTCAGCAATAATATGAGCGATCAAAAAATAATTTCAATATTAAAAAGTGCACTTAAGAATAAACAGAATCTTAAAAATATGAGTAAACATATGTATAGTGTAATACATAATAAACATATTGTAAAAAGAAGACAAAAAATATATTCAGATATTTATTATGAAATAATTAATAATATACAAAGAAGTGAGAATATTTATAGACAGCCTTCCAAAAAAATTATGAATAAATCTCCTATATCTACTAAGAAACCTATACCTAAAAGACTTATATCTACTAAAAAACCTATACCTAAAAGACTTATATCTACTAAAAAACCTATACCTAAAAGACTTATATCTACTAAAAAACCTATACCTAAAAGACTTATATCTACTAAGAAACCTATACCTAAAAGACTTATATCTACTAAAAAACCTATACCTAAAAGACTTATATCTACTAAAAAACCTATACCTAAAAGACTTATATCTACTAAAAAACCTATACCTAAAAGACTTATATCTACTAAAAAACCTATACCTAAAAAACCTACATTGAAGAAATTAATTGTTAAAAAAAGATATTGAAAATTATAAAAAAAAATGATTATTTTTTTGTAAATATATATTTAATATTTATTAAATGGATCCCTATCGTATTTTACCTGAATGTTTTCATCACCCAAGTGATGGAACATGTTACCATTATTGTCTCTCTGACAATGAATATAGTGTTCCTATAATACATAAATGTCAGCATATACACAATAATGTTGAAATAATTGGTGGCAATGTATTTATTGGAATCGATGATGAATTTTGGAATGATTTGACGAGTCGTAAACCAGAAATTCCGGAAACGCCAATTTTGGTAAACAGACCCATTGTTCATACTAAATTTGCAAATTTATTTGATACTACCGAAATTATTGTTGATCTTGGTAGTAATGAGTGTGAAGGAATTTATATCAGAGACTCTATTACTTTACATACTACTGAAATTATTTATGATTTCGTAGATATTAGTACTCATTATTATAGAAGGATTATTTATCAAAGTAATCCAAATGATGATGAAAATATGGTTAAATATCTACTTTCTCAACTGTCAGTCAACAATGATGAATTAGTGATTGTATTATCAGATACTGTAAAGGATAAATATATTCGTAAAATAACGGATAATTTATACTTAATGGTAACAATTGATAAATGACACTTGTTAGATAGATCATAATTATAATAATATTTATAAATTTACAGCTTTATAATAACATAATTATATTTATACAACATCAGTTTCAATATTATTTTTTATAATATTTGTGATATATTCAATACTTTCTATTTTATTATTAATATCTCTTAGTGCATATGGTAATACTTCATGAATATCAAAATAACATAGAGATATTATATCAAAATCATCTAACCATTTTTGTATTTGTTTAGAACCATATGCACTATCTAATTTTTGTAATTCTTTCATACTAAACATAATTAATTTATTCATTGCTTTATAATCAAATATATTATTATCAATTAGTTGTTTAATATATTTAATATCATAATATTCATCATAATATTTATGCAAATCTATTCTATTTGGTACTAATTTTTTCAATTTTATTACAAAATTAGAAATAACATCATATATAATAATATTTGATTTTTCTGTATTATTATCTTTTAATAATTTAATAAAATTATCCCAAAATGCTTTTTTACCAACAATTTCAATGATTGTACCATGATATTCAAAACCTGTTTTATTTTCTTGATTTAATTTAATTAAAATATCTTTAACTTCTTTATGTTCTTTTTGAAGTTTTTCAATTTTATATCCACATTTTTCTATTTTTATATATTTTTCTATTTTATTTTTTTGCTCATTTAATACAGTTTTATATAATTCTTCATTTGTTTGTTCTAATGTATTTTTAATATCAAAATATTGCATTAAAAGTTGGTTTGACATAATTTTTTTTTCTTTTTTTTTCCATTCTTCAAAATGTTCTACATATTTTTTAAAATAATATCTAAATGTGTCTATATTCATATTATAATCTTCATTTAATCTAAAATATGATATAATTACTGATTTTGCTAAAAAATATATTGGTGTAAATATGTCTTTAATAAGTATATTTTTACTATAAAATCTAATCATAAAAGACATTATAAAAAATCTACTATATTTGGTATCATTGTAATCTGTTTCAGATGATATAAAATTAAATGCAGAATTTCTAACATCTTTAGATAACATTTTTTTTTTAAATTGAATTACAGATAAATTTTTTTGTATGTTTTCATTAAAACCTAAATTATAAAATTTTTTATAATTTTCCATACTATATTGCTATATAATTATATATTAACTTAATCTTATAATTTGATAGATACTTAAATAATAAGTACCCATTCTTTTTTATCCTCGTCCCACGTATAAGGATTGTTCAGTAAGTACTCAGTATCATGCCAAGTAAATTTCTCACTACAAACGTGAAAATGTCCCTCTTCAGGACCCGTGATTCGCCACTTATTCAACACGGGTAAAAATACACGAATTTCATGTGGACAACCAAAAAAGTTTTCACCGTTATCAAATGGAGTGGGTGGTGAAGGTTTTTCAGTGTTTTCTTGTTTATCTGTCATATTGATATTAGTAAATTATCAAAATTATATCAAAATTAGATGTCATTTTTTTATAATGGTCAGATGCATCAAGAGCAAGCTCTTAACAACACCTTTTCAAAAGAATTTCATGTTGCCACTACATCCCTCCTATACCAAATTCTTAAAATTAATTTGTAAAATTTAGCTGTCATTTTTTTATTTTTTATTTTTTAATCCACAAGTCTGTAAATAATCCATATTTCTAATAACTGTTTTGGTATCCATGCCACCTCTTACCCAATATGTAGGTATTAAATTTTTAGGATTTTGCACTTGTTCTTCTAATTCAGGTATTAATGGTACAAATCTATCAATTTCTTTACCCCTGATAGATGATTTATCTTTTGTAATTTCACCATTATATAATTTTGACATTACATCCGGATTTAAAGCCATTGTATGTGCTGATTTATCAGCAGGATTGACTCTATTATTTTCAGGATTTTGACGTTTTGTTCTATCATGTGTTAAAATTTCACCATATTTTCCTAATTTAAGTGCAGAACTGTCATCAACATGACTTGGTAATCCCGCATAGTTCCCAGTTTGAAAAACACCTGGTTGATTAAAACTATCAAAATATTTATTTCTGGATGGATCAACATTAGATAGATATGGTTGGAATGGTCTTTCACTAATAAATTTATTATCAGAATTTAACATTTCAATTGTACAGATATCATCTTGGAGACGAGTATGATTATTAATATTAAAAGTTGACATTTATATAATATTAATATATATTTATTTTATTTATTAAAATTATTAAAATTATTTTGTACATAATTTCTTCTTAATAATTCCCCAACATTTACTTGTTTGTTCTTTAACTTCATTTAAATCTATTGCTCCGCTTGCAGTATCTACTAATTTATCAATTAAAGATGGTAACATCATTAATGATAATTTTAGTGCTTGTTTTTGTTCTACAGACATATCAGGATATAATTCAAGAATATCTTTTTCTAATTTTTTCATTACTTCTAAAGCAACTATTTTCTTTTCTATCCCAGTTAATGATGGATATTCCTGAATCATTGTCATTAATTGAGTCAAAATAATAAAAATATTTAATGAAATTGTATCTGCAGTGAATTTCTCTTTTTTTATAAACTTTACAATTCTATCATACATCTTTTGTGCTAATTTAACTGTATCCACCTTTTTACCATCAGTCTTATTTTTTTTACCAAAATTAAATTCACCTTTAGATGCAGCAATAACTGTATCTATTGCTCCTGGTATTAAATTTTTTAATTCTGTCTTTTCTTCTTTACTTAAATCATGTAATAGATCAAGTATTTTATTTATGGTTTCTGTTGCTACATGTAATTTATCTTCACCAGATAAAGTGTGAGGAGATCTTTCTACTAATAACATTACATAGAGGGTTATTTCAACAATATCTCCTGCATTCATTTTAATATCAGATTCCATTTTTTCTTGTGTTTTAGCTACTAATGAGTCTATTAATATAAGAATTTCTTGTTTTCTATCCATCGTTTTCATTTATATTATAGTAATATATTTAATTTCTATATCAAAAAAATTGAATAAAAATATATTATTATAATATTTATATATAGTAAACCATAAATGAGTAATACTGAACAAAAATGCCCGATTTGTAAACAAAACGTATATAAAATGGAAAGATATCCAAATTATGTTTGTAATAAATGTATTGAAGAATATAAAACATATACTGAAGAAGGTAAAAAAATAACATTTCATAATACATCTATTTATGGTGGTTTTGAAAGTTATGTAGAAGGTGATACTCAACCTTCCGAATATCATACATGTTTCATAAACGGAGTTAAATGTTACGCTTCTGAAACACGATTTGGTGGAATAGTGATTCAGCCAATGATTTTTAAGTGATTTTATTATAAGGATTATAAGGATTATAAGGACTATAAAGATTATAAATTATTTGTAAAATGTTCTTCAGCCTTTTTATACTCATCACTGATTTTTGGAAAATATTTTATTGCATCTTCTAAATATGTTATTTGTTCTATTACATTATTTAACTTATCTTCTATTTCTAATATATTTTTTGATAATTTATCATATTGTTCATCATTATTATTCAAAAAATTAGTAATTATTTCATATTCTGTCTTGTGAAAACGTTTGTATATATCTATATCATTTGTTTCATAAGCTAATTTTATTATATATTTATTATTATAATTACTAATACTTTTAATTTGATCTATATTTATCCATTCGTTCTTAATTTTGATAAATTGTTGCTTCATTTAAATATAAATTATTTTTTTTTTTTAAGTATTACAAAAATATAATTAAAATAATTAAAATATATAAAGAACCTGAAGTTATTACTATTTGTGATAGTAATGAATATGAACAACACTTAGATGATTTAGCTGAATTAATGTATTAATTATTGACATGTGATTCAAATATTTGATCTGTTTCAATTGGACTCCATTCAGGAGCGCATTTAATTCCATCTTCCTTGCAAGTTGGACCGGTATTATATAACCACTTTGCGAAACTATTTTGGTCATTTACAACTTTTGTATTAGGCATTGTATAGAATTCTCTTTGTGAGTTATTTTTACTATATAAATCTCCAACATCTCTATATAAATTATAATTGAAATTCTCTTCTATCTTTTTCTTAATAACATCATTATCAAATGATTTACAAGCAGGTGGTCTATCTCTTTCATCTGTAATATTATTAAAATTCATAAATGGATTATCTGTAGTAGGTTTAATACATGGTTCACCTTTTCCACATACTAATTTATCATAATCCGAGAAGAATTTTTCAACATTATCCTTCTGTGTTGTATAAATAAATACAGTGAATAGTCCTATTCCAACAGGAATATATAAATATAAATAATTAAATGTAATTAAAGTTAAAATGATACCTATATATAACGATAATCTCATAATAGCATTCAATTTATCAACCAAATTCATATCATATGATGGATAAAATTCATCTGGATTATCAAATAAAACTTTAAAATTATCGTACCAAAATTCAGATTGCATTAATATATAATATCATATAATATTATATTTTATTAATTTTAAATTTATTTAATGTTTTTTTCTACCCATTTGTCTATTTCTTCGTCTTCTTGTACTTCTATTATTTCCTGTATTATTACCTGCACCCATTCCAGCCATCATTCCCATTTGTCTCATCATATTTGCCATATCACCAGAACCTTCACCACCCATCATTTGTTGAAGCATATTTCCAATATTTCCCATATCATCTGTACCAGTACTTGCACCATTGCCACCCATTTGTCCAAATAATTGACCAACATTACCCATCATATTTTGTGCATCATTTAATAATTGTTCTTGTGTAATTTCACCATTTTTCATTTTATTATCCATTTTTTCAGTTACTGTTTTAATAATTCCTTGTAACTTATTTTCACCACCTGCACTTGGATTTAATAAACTATTAACTATATCACCCATATTTTCTATATTACCTAAATCTCCTGGATTAATCTCCTCTGACAATTCTTTCGCCAAATCTCCTATAACTGATCCTTCAAAAATATTTGACATATCAGGTCCATCAGTATTTTTTTCTTCATCTACATTATTTTTTTCTTCATCTACATTATTTTTTTCATTTGTATCATTATCATCGTTTCCACCAGATTGGATTTTTTCAAATTGAACTCTTAATTCTGCTTCTTCATCAGAAATATCTTCTTCTTCAAATGAAGATTCCGATCTTTCTATAATTGGATGACCACTTAACATAATATTTTCAATATAAATATTGTGATTATCTAAAACTTTTAATAAATCTTCATTATGATTATAATTTTTTTCAACTAATTTACTTAAATCACAAGAATTATAAGAAATAATATACAACTTATGCAAATATCTCCATACTGTTTCTAAAACTCTTGGATTATTATAAACACGATCTAAAACTCTCTTAAATGTTAATCCTTTTATCAATTGAACATCTACCAATTTATAACGGAAAATATCAATATTTCTTATAGAAATATTTTCCATATATGGTAAATTAAATTCTATAAAATCATTAAGATAACGTTTACCAGGATTTTCAACAATTGTTGTATATTTTTTATATGTTGGGAATTTTTTTGCAATATATCCTAAAAATTCAATATAGTGATCATTGAATCTGTCCATTGTAAATATAAATATATATTTATATTTATATTTTTATAATTTTTTAAATACGCAACATTATGCCTGATCTTTAACATAACGTTCACATAAAATTATTAAAACTTTGAAATATGTCCATAAAGTATCCTTATGTTGTTCATCCATATCATTCCATAATGTTTTTAAATTTAATGCTTTAGTTAAAATATATTCATTATCTGAACCAGATTCTTTTTGTAAATCTGTATTATTTTTAACATTTTCAGTTAAATCATCGCTCAAAAAGAATTGCTCATCTTTATCTATAATTTGTTTCTTATATGGATAAATATATTTTAAAAATACTAAAATAATCATTCTTGGATTACTACTCTTCGCTAAATAATATTTTTCTCTAAATATCTTAATATCCATGAAATCTGGAAATGCGTTTGATAAATCATTCAACATATTTTCTAATTGAGAATTAAATCTACCTAAATTACTCTCACTCATTATTTTATATTTTTTATTATTTATTTTTAATAAAAATAATACGCAATTTTTTTAAGTATTAAGTTTTTTTTACAAAAAATAACTTAACCAAAAAAGTGTTATTGTGAAAAAATTTTATAATAAATATGTCTAATATACAAAAATTATTTGATAAATTGATAAACCTTTTAATGCCAAATTTATTTTTTTAATAAAAAAGTTATTTTTTTTTGGTCAACTTTTTAATGCCAAATTTATTTCCGTGTAAAAAAGGTTATTGTCTTGGAGGTTGTATAGGTAATTCTCTATCACGAGATGCCTCTAATTCTTTCATTGCGCGTTCTGCTGCTTCATTTTTCAATTTATCACCATCTAATGCGTCATCTGATGGCAATGTTACACCTAAATTGCTATTAACAACATTACCATTAATAAATTCGAATGATTTATCCATTGGTGCGGCATTATCATTTAAATATGCAAAACCATCTGAAAATCCTGCCATTCCAAAAGGATCATAATCAGCAATACCACCCTGATTATTTCCTTGTTGATTATTTCCTTGTTGATTATTTCCTTGTTGATTATTTCCTTGTTGATTATTTCCTTGTTGATTATTTGAACTATTTTTTATCATTTCTAACCAACTAAATACATCGTTTCCGGTAAGAATTGTAGTTTTACCATAATTTCCGGGTACTAAAATAGTTGGAACAGATTTAATATATGTCGGTAATTTAATACTTTTATCATTAACATCAACTTTTATAAATTTCTTAAATAAATCTACATTTTTATATAATTCATTCAAAAATTCTGAAGAATATTGACATTGTTTACTATAAAATAAAATATAATTTTGATTTTTTGACATATTTATATTTATAATAATAATATTATTATTTTTCTATCTAAACTAAATATATTTTTATAAATAAATTATTAAAAATATATAAAAAAATGAAATAATTATTATATTATATATCCATATAAATATCAATGACACACTTCTCAAATATTAAAGAAGATAATAACGAATTTAAATTTAAAATCAATAATAATGATGAAATTAAATTAAGTTTTGCTAATGCTATAAGAAGAATTATGATAGCACAAATACCTATATTTGCTATTGAAGAAGAATCTATAATTTTTGATGAAAATACATCAATGCTTCATGATAGTTATTTAGCTAAAAGATTAACATTATTGCCAATTAATTATGAAAATATTAAAGATTATGATATTAAAAATATCAATATTTCTCTTAATATTAAAAATAATGATGATTATATATCAAGTGTATATACAAAAGATTTTAATGTTGAATATAATAATATATTAGTTAGCAATTTTTTTACACATGATAATATTCTATTTGCTAAATTAAAACCAGAACAATCTATTAACTTGCGATGCAATATTATTAAAAGTAATAAAGAATTAAATGGCACAGAATTTTGTACAGTTTGTAAATCTATTGTTACTTATGAAAATGATACTGAAGAACTTGAAAAAGTTACTAAAGATATGAATGCTGAAACTAAACAAAAATTTTTAAATATTATGAGTGAAACTTATTACTATAAAAATAAAAATAATGAGCCTACAACTTATATTTTTGATGTTGAATCAGTTGGTATGATTAATCCAATAAAAATTGTTGGATTTTCTCTAAATATATTAAAAGAGAAAATTAAAAATATTCAAATATCATTAAATGAAAATAATGATCGTAAAATTAAAGTTGAAGAAAGTAATAGAAATTTTAACTCATACGATTTTATTATTATTGATGAAGATCATACATTAGGTAATCTTATTAGTTCTTATTTATTAGACAATCCTGAAATTAATTATTCAGGATATATTATACCACATCCAAATGATAATAAATTGTTAATTACTACACAACTTAAAAATAATAATACAGAGGAAGGTAATAAAAAAATATTTTTAGAAACTTTAGATTATTTAAGTAATTTAACAGATAAATTAGAAAAAGAATGGGAAACTTCAAGTAAAAAAACTCCTACTAAAAAAATTGTAATTAAAAAATCTAAATAATTTTAATATTTTTTTTATTTTTATTATTATAAACATAATATCCTACTAATGATCCTATTAGAATTATAACAGGTAATTTAAAAAAAAATGAGATTAAATACATTAAAAAATATAAAAATATAATTGTTACTAAAATAAATATAATCAAATCCATATTTTCTAAATATTTTTTACATCTTTCATAACCATTTATAGCTATATTTATTATTTTACTCATATATTATATACGTATATATATTTTATATATAAAATTTATATAATTTATATGAATATTAGACCAATATGTAAAAATGATTTTTATAAAAATTTTACAGATCTTTTATCACAATTATCTACAACCGGTAATATCACATACCAAAATTTTATCAATATAATTAATTCTCTTAATAATAATCATCTTATTTATGTAATTGAAGATAATAATAAAATTATTGCATCGGGTACTTTATTAATTGAAAATAAATTCATTCATAATTGTAGTAAAGTTGGGCATATAGAAGATATTATTGTTGATAAAAAATATAGAGGTTATGGATTAGGTAAACAAATTGTTAATTATTTAGTAGATAAATCAAAAGAATTAAATTGTTACAAGGTTATATTAAATTGTAATGAGTATAATAAACCATTTTATGAAAAAATGGGTTTTACAAATAAAAATATAGAAATGTCAAAATATTTTAATATTTAATATAATTATAGTAATGTATCATTTATATTTATTATTTATATTATTAATAGTCTTATATTTTTGTTCTAATATGTATGAATCTTTTTTTAACGTTTGGGATTATGAATACCCTCTCAGTAATTTAATTTATAAAGATTTATGTCCTATCCAAGGTACTATTGAACAAATAGATAACCCATCTATTGATTCATGTTATCGTGGATACTATATACCTTATTTATTTAATGTTGGTACATATATCAGTGAAGTTCAAACATAAAAATAAATATAAAAATGTAATAAAAATTGAATAAATATATATATATAAAGTGAGTAAATATATATAAAATAATATTATAATATCAAATAATGAATAATAAAAATAAAACTATAGTGAAAACTGTTCGCAAAGAAGGTCTTGATAAATTTTATACTATTCCAAAAATATCTGAAAAATGTATAAATACTCTTGAAAATTATTATCAATGGACAGAATGGGATTTGGTAATTGAACCAAGTGCAGGAAATGGTAGCTTTTTACAAAGAATACCAACTGAGAAAAAAATTGGTATAGATATTTCACCTGAACATGAAGATATTATTAAACAAGATTTTTTCACATATTTACCTCCAAATAATATGAATAAAATTCTTGTAATTGGAAATCCTCCTTTTGGTAGAGTTAGTTCTCTTGCTATTAAATTTTTTAATTATGCTGCACAATGGACTAATGTAATTGCATTTATTATACCCAGAACATTTCGTCGTATAAGTGTTCAAAATAAATTAAATCTTTATTTTCATCTAATACATGATGATGATATACCAACAACTCCTTGTTCTTTTACACCCCCAATGATGGCTAAATGTTGCTTCCAAATTTGGGAAAAGAAAAATGTAAAACGTTCAATTATTAAATTATCTACAATACATAATGATTGGGAATTTTTATCTTTTGGACCAAAAGATGATAAAGGGCAACCAACACCTCCTAATAATCCCGATTTTGCAATACGTGCATATGGTGGAAAATGTGGTGAAATCGTTAGTGTAAATCTTGAAAAATTGAGACCAAAAAGTTGGCATTGGATTAAATCCAAAATAGATAAAAATACATTAATTGATAGATTTAATTCGCTTGATTATTCGTTAAGTCTTGATACGGCAAGACAAAATTCAATTGGTAGAGGAGAACTTGTGAAGATTTATAAAGATAAATACAATTAAAGAGAATTTTCATAAATTCTAAATTGTAATAATTCTTTCCAACAATCACTTCCAATAGAAGGACGTATAGCATACTCTTTACTGTTATTTTTATGATTGATTGTATCAATAGATATTTTTCCATATTCTTTTATAGTGCCATGTGCATATCCACCATATAAAACTATAATATTTTTAAGATCTTTTTTTGGTATCTTAAATATATATAATTCTCCTTCATTATGTAAATTATCAAGTGATAAATTATATGCTGTTAAAATATAAATATCACAATCATGTGATGGTCTAATTTGTACGAAATTAAATTTATTATGTTTTTTCCCACCTAAAGAAACTTTAATTTCTACATTTTTATTATCTTTAGAACAATCTCCTATACAATCACTTGATTTATTTTTATCATAATTGAATTTTGTTCTAATATATTTTTCCAATAATGGACCATATTGTTGAGAAGATATTGAATGGATTACACAATATATATGTGCATCTTTAAGTGTTTGTTCTTTCAAAATTTGTATTTCATGTAAATTTTTTGAAGAAAGTAAATGTTCTTCCAATTTTTTAATACGTTTTTGTTTATTTATATCTATATCTATATCTATATTATTATCCTTTAATTCACTCATTTATTATTAAAATTATATTAAAAATTGATTATATATTTTTTTAATCAATTTTTTACCTTTATAAAATTAAAAATGAATTTTAAAGGGATTGTATCTATAACTAAGCCTGATTATCAAGAAGCTATTGTAAATAGTAAAATAATTAAAGGTTATCAAAATTTAAACCATTGTTTTCATGGTGATATAGTAGAAGCAACTGAAACTAAAATTATTAAAGTAATAAAAACAGATATTCAAGATATTATGATACCAGGTATTTTACATATCAATTCTAAATATAAATTTGGATTTAATAGAAAAAAAATGCCTATTTATAGATTTGTGCCATTAGATTGGAAATACCCTGATTTTATGGTAGCTTCATCTATGAAAGGTGAAAATAAAAATGTTGTGATTAAATTCATGAATTGGAATAATAAATTTCCAAATGGTAGAATTGTTAAAGTTTATGATCATTTTGATTATGAACTTTTATTATATAAATGGAATCTATATCAACCTACTATTAAATTTAATCTTGATGAAGATTTTTCACCTTTAGATTATTTTTCAGCATTAGAATTAATCAATCACAAAGATTATAGAAATATTGAAGTATTTTCTATTGATCCAATTGGTTCTCAAGATATAGATGATGCATTATCAATTCAAAAAATTGATAATAAGTATAGAGTTGGAATACATATTGCAGATGTTAGTTTTTATCTTAGGTATTTTAACTTAAATAAATTAATAGAAAATAGATACAGTTCTATTTATCTTCCTAATAAAGTTATTAATATGATACCTGATATTTTAGCAAATAATATTTGCTCATTAAGAGAAAAAAAAGACAGATTAGCATTTACTATCTGGATAATTTTTAATGATCAGTATGAAATTATAGATTACTCATCAAGTAAAACTATCATCCGAAATAGAAAACAATACAGCTATGAAGAAGCAGATAAAATATTTGTTGATCAATATATTAATAATATTAGCAAACATTTAGGAAAAAATATGTTCAATATGGATATTGATATTTGGAATTCTCATAAAATGGTTGAAGTCTATATGATATTATGTAATCATTTAGTAGCTCTTATGTTAAAAGATAAAAAGGATACAATTTATAGAATACATCAATCTAAAAATGAAGAGAATACAGGAAATATTCCTAATGAATTGAAAAACATTGTTAAAATATTACACTCTAATAGTGCTGAATATGTATCAAATATAAATAATCAAGATTACATTCATCGCGGATTAAATATTAAGTACTATACGCATTTTACTTCACCTATACGTAGGATAGTTGATATTTATATTCATCAAATTTTAAATTCTGACACAATACATTTGTTAGATATTGATTGTGATAAGATAAATCAGTATAATAAAAGTGTCAAAAAATTAGAAAGAGATATTAATAAACACAAATTTATCCAATCTATTATTCAATCTGGATTACTCAATTATGAAGCTTATATCATTAAAATTGAAGAATATCATTTAACAATTTATATACCATCTGAAAAAATAATTTACAGATTCAGAACATTTAATAAATTATTAGATCATATGATCAAAGTTGAATTGAAAGAAAATAAAATTATATATTTTAATCAAGATAGTGTAAAAGATACAGAATTGAATCTTTATGAAAAGATTGATATTACTATTCACAGTAAATATGACAATCGTAATATTGGGATTGTTATAGATAAATTGAATAAACTCTATTAACTTTATATTTATAAATTTTTTGTGGTTTATTAATGTTTTTTTGAAGGATGCAAATGTTCTAGTTTTCCACACCAGCATATCAAACCTCCTGTACGTATTGGTTTAAATGTATGAATTGCAGGATGACAATCACTTTTTGCACCACAACCTGGTTTTACACAATTTCCATCAAAACCACCAAAAAAATTTTTACAATTCGTAGAAGAATGCTCTTCCATCAATATCTTTGCAACTCTTTGTCGTCTAGCTTTTGCAAATTCATTTTCCAATGGTTCATCTCCAGATAGTTCATCTCCCGATAGTTCATCTTTTGATAGTTTATCTTCCAATGTTTCATCTTCCGATGTTTCATCTTCCGATGTTTCATCAATTGGAAAATTTTCCGATGTATCTCGTATCATATCTTCCAATGGATTATTGGCATCTGGAATTGATAATAAAAAACTGGAAAAATTGCCGTTATTATTAATAGTAAGAAAAGCAATAGTTCTTTTCTTTTCTAAGTCATACCAACCATCCTCAGGAGGATCAAGGTTTTGTTCTATTTTAAACCAATCATCCTCAAGAGGAGGAGTAGGGTCTGTTTGTTTTGGAATTTTTTTTTCCATAATAATGATTATATTCATTATCATAATTAATAATGTGCTATCATTTTTTATAATCATTACTTTAACTAAATTTTGATATATAACGACTCTACATTAACAATATCTCTCACAATTACTCTTTGTAGATCTACAGATTTACTAACTAAATCATGTTTACCTAATAATTCCGCCATTTTTTGTACATTGAGTGCGATATTACTAATCTTGATCATATCTTTGATAAAATTACCTTCGTAAATTGTTAAACCTAAATCTATCAATTCCTTACCGGATGCCCATGCATAAGTAATATCAATCATATTATGATTAACTTTCCAATTGCTACATAAATCTAATTTCATTGCAAATTCTTTTTGATCTAATTCATATGCAATCTTTTGAATGATATCTATTTTTTCACTCATTCTGTATCCATAATTATTATTAGAAACTTCAAAATCATTGTCTTTACCTTCTGTAAAAATAGATAAAACAGCAGCAATTTCTGCAATTTCTAAATCATCTAATAATCCTTTTGTTAAAATTTCTGTAAATAAAATAGGATTACATTCATTGATTTGACTTGCAATAATCCCTTTTATAGTGACTTTATCTGGTAAAATATCATTTAAACTATAAATATCTCGTATATATCCATACATATCCAAATATTCTAAAATTTTCATAATATCATCTGTAATAATATTCTGATAATAATCAAATTCATTCTCCAATTGTTTTCTATATTCAAGCTGTTTTTGCCCTTCCAAATACTTTTGATATGCTTCTTCAAATCCAACAATCTTTTTAATCTCAGTTAATCTTTTACGATTATATTTGATTTGTTTATTAGTAATTTTGATATATGGATCAGGATTCATAATATGATAATATTCTTCATAAATACTATTATCATGCTTGCTATTATCTGAGATATAACTGTCTAATTCATCTTTAACATATTGCTTCTTCTCATTAATATCTTTATTCATTAATGATTTCTCCACAAATTTCAACAAAGATTGATCCCCTCCAGTTAAAATCATCTTCAATATGAATTGATAATTAAGACCGAATTTTGATACAATCTGTTGTGTTTTACCAGTCATAACTGCTTGCATTTCCATCCTTTGTAAAGGTTCATACAAATTATACAAATGTATCACTACACCTTTAGTATCTAATCCTCTTCGTCCAGCTCTTCCAGCCATTTGAAGATATTCATGAGTCAAAATATTCCTGAAATCTTCTTTATATCCATCATATTTAGTTATACCAGTAAAAAGAACTGTTTTAGTGGGCATATTAACACCAACCGCAAATGTTTCAGTCACAAATAAGACTTTAATTAGATTTTTAGAGAATAAAATTTCAATAATTTCTTTAAAGACTGGTACTAACCCAGAATGATGTACACATACACCTTTCTCCAACATTTTCATAATATCTTGATATTGTTGCATTTCAATGTAATAATTAGGGTCATCTAATTCATGTATATAATGATTGACAATTTTTTTAATTGCACCATATTCTTCGTGATTATTTAGATTTTTAATAACATTTTTCGCATAGCTTTCACATTTTTTACGTGAAAAAACAAAGAAAATAGCAGGTAATAATTCCTTTTCTTCCATTTTTTCAATTACATCATTAATTATCTTCTTATCATTTCTTTGATTGAAAACACGATACTTTTTATATACTTTTAACATCGCATCGTAATTTTCACTATTGAAGTGTCCATTTGCATCTAATATTTCTACAAATTTACCACAATAATTCTCACTTGTTAAATCTGTGTTATCTAATTTAGTATCTAAATAATAGTAATGATTCAACGGAATAACCCGTTTATCATTTGGTATCAAATCTATATCTTTATTCTTAATCTGATAAATCCATTGTGCAAATTTATCAGCGCGGTCAATAGTAGCAGATAGCATTACTAAATTAATATCACGAGGTAGCAACATAATACATTCTTCCCAAACAGTACCTCTATCACGGTCATTAATATAATGAACTTCATCAAAGACAATTGATTCAACTTCATTATATACATCAATTTCAATTTCAAGACTTTGACCGTCTATTTTGATGTTCTTATTGTACAAAAGATTTCTCAAAATCTCCGTAGTCATAATAATACAGTCTGCAGTGGGATTGAATTTGATATCACCTGTTAAAATACCCACACTAATATGTGGGAATTTTTGTTTAAATTCATAGAATTTCTGATTAGATAATGACTTAATAGGAGATGTATAAATAACTTTTTTTCCATTCTTTATTCCTTTTTCAATGGCATATTCAGCCACTAAACTCTTACCTGAACCTGTTGCTGCAGTAACTAAAACATTATGATTTTTGTTAATAGATATAATGGCGTGTTTTTGGAACTCATCTAAGGGATATGGATATTTAGCTTCAATATCTGTAATATCCTCGGTAATGGCTCCTTTTAATATATTCATTTTATTATTGATATAGGCTTATTTAAAATAATATAGAATCAATTTTTTATATATTTTCACACCTTTTAGAATGAAAAAAAATTTGATAGTTAATTGATTCAGGATGTATTTGGTTAATTATTGCTTAGACACCATGGGAAACAAACCGTCCTATGAGAAAGAGGAACCCCGTTTCCATTCTGTCGAGGATGCTTTGGTGCATCTGAAAGAGGGTTCAGACTTAACAATGGAGGATGTTGTAGATATCTACAAATTCCTCTACGAAAAGGTCGTTGGTGAGATGACCAGCTGCAATCAGAACAAGATGATTCTTGTTTCGACCCTGGAGTTCTTTGTAAAAAATCACAAAGAATTTCCCCACGAAGAGACGAAGGCGAGTGTGGTTTTGAACCACATCCGATACCAAGGACACTACGCCAACTCACCAACCTTTATTGGTTGGTGGGTTGTTCCTGGTTGGAACAAAACCGTGTTCAATAATTACCAAAAGGTAATTAACACACACCCCCTTTTTCAAAAGGTGGTGGAATCCAAAGAATCCTCTCTCAAGGAGGAGATGACGTATTCCACCTTGGAGGAATATGCGAGGAGAAGAGTTCTTCTTCATGAACTCTTTGAAGTTCCTACCATTCGTGGTTTCGACGGTGACAACTAAGTTCACCTTGAACAACGGTGGTTTTCACCACCAGTTATAAAAAAAATTGACGTGAAATTTTTATTACAATTTATTTATTAGTAAGATGGATCTTAAAGAAATCACATATACAAAAGCACTTGCAACGCTTGAGAAAGCCTGCAGTATTAGAACGCCCCACAATCACAATAAGCCGTACCCTGATACTAATGTTGATGTAATAGCCATAGTGGACGGGTGGGAAACTAAAGGCTTGGCTCAAATAGACACTTTGTTGAATAATTACATAGTGTTTAAATATGAACAACCTCAACTACTATTTCCAAATCGGATGGAATATATGGGAGCATTCGTTGGTAAAAATCTATGGTGTTATCCATCTGAGGAAGATTGTAGATTTGAAGACGGGGAGTGTTTTATACACTACTAAATGAGAAAAAGTTATAAAAAATTGAATATATAATTATATAATTTATTTAATAAGTAATAAAATATGTTTGAGTATACAAATTCAACTTACTTAATGTCTGAAATTCGTGATTCAGAAATAAAAGCATATCAATTAAGGATGCAATACCAACAACAACATAGAGAACAACAGAGAAAACAACAATATCAAGAAAAACAATTTCAAAACAAAGAACAAATACAAGATATGGAGAAACATAAACAAATAACAAATTAAGTTTTTTATTATTTATATCTTAATTTTATAAAAAATAAAAAAAATATAAATAAATAATATTTTCTTGTTATTATAATATAAACAAATGAGTTCAAATCGTCTTATATATGATAATTGTGCATATGAACAAAAATTAAATGTTAGTACTGGTCCAGGTAATTACACTTTATATCCAGGAAAATATGAACATTCTTCCCAATGCAGAATGCAATTAGGACAAGTTGGAGGTAATGGTGTTAGCATCTATGATGGAAATATGGTTGATTTAGAAAGCGATCTTTTAGGAATTGATAGACAAGCTTCATCGTGCAATGCCACTAAATATCAACCAGCTTGTAAAAACTGTAGATGTGGTGGTGCAAGTACAGGTTTACCATGTGATTGCTTAGAATGCAGATCTAAGAATTTAGTTCATCAACCAAGTTGTCAAATGGTTGATTATAAACCAGTAGTGGAAGCACCAGAATTTGTTCCACAAACATGTCAAGTAGATTCCAGAAGAGGAGGTACTTATCGTGCTGATGGTACATTTATGGATAAAGTAAAATCATGGTTTAATTAAGCTTTTTTTATTTGTAAATAAATTTGATCAAAAGATGTTTTTTTATTTTAGATTATTTAAAATTATAATCTAAAATATTTATCTTGGTATATTAATATAATGAGTTTTAATAGATTATCTTACGATACATGTGAATCTAAAGTAACTATCAAAGAATCTGTTGGTCCCGGTTTATATCAAATGGGTACACCCATCTTATGTAATACTTGTTACCAAGATAATCCCCAAATTATCAATCAACGCGGTGGTGTTAGTATGAATGCTAATACAGATTGGAGATTTAATTCTGGTCCTGTTGATATTGAAACAGATTTATTAAATATCAATAGACCTGCTACTAACTGTCCTACAGGTAAATATGAAGGGATGAATGTAGATGCTTCAAAGTCTTCTGGAAGTTGTCCTAAATGTAACACAATTTTAAATGGAGAACCATGTAAAATGTGTAATCAAGATTTAGTCAATATGCCAGATTGTCATTTCCCGGTTGATAACACAAGATTAAGTAATCCACCAAGTACTTTAAGAGGAACTGGGTGGAATAGATTTGAAACACTTTGTTTAGATCCTCAAGCAAATATTTTTTTCCCAGGTGAATATGATACATCAACCAGATTAGTATTTAGAGATAATTTCAAGGCTTGTGTACGCAATCCTAAAGTAAACTCAATGCATCCACAAGATCATGAAGAAATTAAGGAAGATGAATGTGCTAAATTGAATATTAGAGCAGGACAAGATGGTTATGGAGAGCCATTATTTATGAAACGTGAGAGATGTAATTAAAAAAATGAATTAAATAATTTATATCATAAAATGAATATGATATAAATGAATCAAGATATATTTTACTTATTATTAAAGACACAGAAAAAGTTTTATGAAGATAAAATTGATAAATTGGAAGATAGATTATATTTTATTGAAGCCAAGAAATGTTTACATGAATGTGATATATTAACAGCAAGTAAATTTTATACTATAAATGAGCATTATCATCTAATGCGCATAAATATGATTGAACGTATGTTCAAATGTAGAGATGAGAAAAGATTAATTCTTACAATATTAGAATTAATGTATGAAGAGTATAATAAAAGATATGATCTAAATGATACAGATTCACAAAATCCATATATACTTGCTATTATAGGACCAAGATATAATAGATCTGTGAGAAAATTGCTTAAAAGTTTGCAAAAATATTTAGGAGAAGATTTTGCTACTTATGAAGAAATAATGAACTTATGATAATAAATTAAGTATAATAATTAAAATAGGTATAATAATTTTATAAAAAATATATTTTTTTGGTAAAGCTTTCCATGTTAAATTTATTTGTAGGTAATTAACTGTAAAAAAGCTTATTATTCAATGTAAAATGTGTGTTTTTTGGTAAAGCTTTTTAATGCCAAATTTATTTGCGAATAAAAAAGCTTAGTATTTAAGAAAATATAAAATTATATAAAGATATATGGAACAAAACGGAAGCCAAAACACAGAAACGATTTCATCATTTGATGATATGGGTTTAAAGAAACCTATTTTACGTGGAATTTATGCACATGGTTTTGAGAAACCAAGTGCTATCCAAAAGAGTGCTATTGTTCCCATGACAACAGGTCGTGATATTATAGCACAAGCACAATCAGGTACTGGAAAAACAGGAACATTTTCAATAGGAGTTTTACAAATGGTAGATGAAAATAATCCAGAAGAACAAGCATTAATATTATCTCCGACACGTGAATTATCTCGACAAACATATAATGTAATTAAATCTCTTGGACAGTATACAGATATTACAATTAAAGAATTAATTGGTGGTCAATTTGGTAATAAAAATATATCAAAAAATAATAAACCTGCAAATATAGTTGTTGGAACACCTGGTAAAGTTTTGAGTGAACTATCTCATAACAGAATAAATTATGAGACAATTAAGTTATTAGTTTTAGATGAAGCAGATGAAATGTTATCTAAAGGTTTTACAGAACAGATACAAGAGATATTTAGATATTTAAGTAAGGATGCGCAAATTGCTCTATTCAGTGCAACAATGTCTAATGAAATTTTAGAAATTACTGAAGAATTTATGAATGATCCTTATAAGATTTTAGTTAAAACAGATGAATTAACATTAGAAGGTATTCAACAATATCGTGTAGATGTGATTAAGGAATCATTTAAATATGAAACACTTTGTGATTTATATTCAACTATTGCTATTACTCAGTGTATAATTTATTGTAATACAAGAAAAAAGGTTTATTATTTATCAAATAAATTGCGTGAAAATGATTTTACAGTTTCTTGTATTTATGGAGATATGCAACAAGCAGAACGTAATCGTGTCATGGAAAGTTTTAGAATAGGTGAAACTCGTATCTTAATTACTACAGATATTTTAGCTCGTGGAATTGATGTACAACAGGTATCATTAGTAATTAATTATGATGTACCTAATGAAGTAGAAACATATATTCATAGAATAGGTCGTAGTGGTAGAATGGGTCGTAAAGGAACAGCAATAACATTTAGTACAGATTATGATGTAGATAAATTAAGTTATATAGAAAAATATTATAATACGAAAGTATATGAATTGCCAGTAAATATTGCAAGTATAATTACATAATAAATTGAGTTATAATAGTATATAAAAAATATTTATATTTTATTATATTAATTTAGATGGAAGATGAAATATATTTAACACCTAATTTGTATATTAAAGATAAAAAAACATATTATACAGATGATTATAATGATAAAACAGTAAGAGTAACAAAAAATAATTGGCATAAATATTTGGAAGATTATGGTTGGGAAAAAATTCACACAGGATGGGTTAGAAGATTAAACAAGTATTCAAAAAGTAAAAATAAAAATTCATGTTGGGGTATTCTTGATTGCGGAGGCGATGGAGATTGTTTATTTCATGTAATAGCTGAAGCAATTTATGAACCAGATATGCAAGTTATTAGAGAAATGGCAGCAAATGAAATAACTGATGATAATTTTAATATGATTATAGAAACATATAGGACATTATTTGATGTAGATGAGTTTGATTGTTTATGGAATCCGTATGAAATAAATAGTAAAGAAGATTTACAAAAAGAATTAATAAAAACGGGTAATAATTATTGGGGAGATCATATAGTTATTCAATTATTAGGTCAGGCTTTAAAAATGAATTTTATAATCTTAAATGATGAAGATGAAAATATTAAGCGTGGAACTTTAAAAGATAGATTTAAAGTACATTATATAGGTGGTGATATTAATCCTAATTATAAAACTATTATACTTTATTATATAGATTCCATTCATTTTAAATTGGTAGGATATTTTGACGAGACTTATATGAAGATGGTTTTTGATTCTGTCCCAATAGAATTGATGGTATTATATCGTGAAGATTGTTTATCTGAAATTAAAAATATTTAATTTTAAGTAATTTAATATATATTATTATGTTGTATTAATATATATTATGGAAATTCCTGTAGTTGCTGGTATATTAGGATTAGGTTATTATTATAATTATAAAAATGATAAAATTAAAAATGATAAAGAACCAAAAAATATTTATGAATCAAAGAGATCATTAAAAATTAGACAGGATGAATTAAAACATGCTGAAAAAGTTTGGAAAGAACCCAACCGTATTATGCCTGGTCCACCTAAAATTGATCCTACATTATTATTTAACAAAGTAGATTATGAAGATAATCAATTACCAATAGAATTTAATAATTATAATAAAAATGATATATTTAGTGAAATAAATGTTGTTAAACATGAAAATAAATCTACTAATCTTTACAATACTAATTCCCCTATTGCTGGTGGTCAACATGGTATATCTTTAACAGGTGAACCAATTAATCCTAATAAATTTGTTCATAATAATATGGTTCCTTTCTTTGGTGGACGTATAAAACAAAATGTTGATGATAAAGCTAATCAAACTGTTTTAGAACACTTTACTGGAAATGTTGATAATTATCAACAAAAGAAAGAGATTGGACCATTATTTGCAGCTGAAAATAATGTAACTAATCCATATGGTTCTGCTAATCATACAGATTTTGAACATGATCGTATAATTCCATCCAAAATTATGCATAATGTAACACCTGTTGAACGTGTTAGAGTTGGACCAGGATTAAATCAGGGATATACATCTCAACCATCTGGTGGTTTTCAACAAGCTAATGCACGTGATTATACTTTGCCTAAAACCGTTGATGAATTAAGAACTAAGAATAACCCTAAATTAACATATAAAGGTCGTGTATTATCGGGTAAGGGTATTTCTAAACCTGGTAAGATTGGTGTAATTGAGAAAAGACAACCAGATAGTTTCTTTGTTAGTGGTCCTGAAAGATGGTTTACAACTGTCGGTGCACAAACTGCAGAAAAACAGAGACCTAATATTGTTCTTAAAGATGTTAATCGTAGAACAACAGGTAGTAAAAAACGTTTTGGTGTTGCAAGCCATGTTACTGGTAATAAAAATAATATTAGACCAGGATTTAGAAAAAGTCGTAAACAACAATTTAAATCTGATGGAATTCGTCATTTTAACGCACAAGGTAAATGGTCTGCTATTCCTAAAAATAAAGTTGCACCTGGTTGTCAACAATTTGTAACTGAAGAAGAAAGACAAGCACAATATTCTGCAGGTGCTGCTGAAACTGAATTACATGATTATGGTAAAAGTAGAACTACATTGAAAGAAACTGAAAGAGAAACTATGTCTTCTCATAAATATCGGGGACCTTTACGTGCTGGAGATAAAGTTAAAGCCAGAAATGATCAGAAAGCAAGAAAAACAAGAAAGAGATTTACAACTAATAATAAACATACTGGTCATATACAAGTTGATGGAGTTGCAGGATATGTTTGTGATCCAAATGATGTTGCAAAAACAACTATGAAAGAACAACTTGTAGATAAAGTACGCGATGGAAATATGGCTCCACAACAACCAAGTAAAATGCAAGTTTATGATCCAAATGATGTTACACGTACTACAATCAAAGAACAAACTGTTGATAATAATCACGAAGGTTTTATGAATCCAAATGATAAGAAATCTTATGTTTATGATCCAGATGATATTGCAAAAACAACTATGAAAGAGACAATGATTGATAATGAACATGATGGATTTATGAATCCAGATAAGAAACAATCATATGTACATGATCCGAATGATGTTGCGAGAACAACAGTTAAAGAAACGACAATAGATGATAACAGATTGGGTGTTGCACGGGGAAGAACACAAATGAAGTGTAGAGATCCAAATGATAAAGCGAAAACAACAATTAAGGAAACAACTATAGCGGAGGATGTTGTTGGTGCAATGTATCAAAAGAAGGGAATGGGTTATGATGTTACTAAAAATGAAGTTAAGAATACAGTTAGACAATTTACATCTAATAATAAATATAGTGGTATAGCTGGTCCTGGATTAAATGAACAACCACAATCATATGAACAGATATATAATTCCACAGTTAAAAGTTATAGAGAGCAAGTATCAAAAGGTCGAACACCAGGAGGTAGTGGTTTAAAACAATTTAATAATAAAGTTAATGCAACTACTAAAAAATTGGGAGATATACAAAATAATTATTTAAATGAACGCGGATTAGCACCTAATAAAGTTTACAATTCTTTACCACAGGCTCAAGAGTGCGCAGTTACAAGAGATAAATATACTGCTCCAAATGAACCGATACAAGATAGATTAGATCCGGGTTTATTAGATCAACTAAGTGATAATCCTTATTCAATGCGTAGTTTAGCATCTAAATGTTAATAAAAAAAATAAAATATTATATATTTATAATAGTATGTTACCTCATATAAATATATTATCACAGATTATATCTAATTTAGATATGAAAAATATTATAAAATTATCTTTATGTTCACATAATACTTACGATATTTTGTTGGAAAAACTTGAAGAAATAATGGCAGTAAGAAAAATTTCTAATTGGTGGATGTATCATAAAATTCCATTAGATGTTCCTGTTTATAATTATTATGAATCATGTGAATATTTAATAAATGTTACATATAAAGATTCAGGATGTTGTATACCAAATATAGAAAATTCATTAACAGCAATGGTAATGTTACGTAAATTTAGAGGTCAAAAATACATTCATTTTAATAGAAAAAATAATACATTAAAATATTGGAATGGTTTTATAATAGGTAAAACAGATATACACGGAAATTTTTATAAATTAAATAGAGAAGAATTTCTATTATGTTTACGAAGATATGAACAATGTGTAGATCCAAAAACAAATCTAATATGGAGAAAAAAAGGTCAGAAACAGAGAAAAGTTATTGGACGAATAGACAAAAATTACAATATATTTAGTATAAATTAATTTTTCTAAGCATAATTAAATAAATATTATTGCGTTATAAAATATAAATATTTTTTGAAAATACTTATATAAATGGAAGAACTTAGTATCAATATTCTTGTTGAAGCTAAAACTGAATATACAAGACAATTAACAAATACATTAACACCTTATCTTTATGAAGGAATTGAATCTATATATGATGATGCAAAAGAATTAGCAAATACTGAAAATAATACTGGTATTTCAACATTAAAAATGTTTCAAAACTTATTAAAAAAAGTTCCTAAATGGAATCAAGATATTATTGAAAAAGAAACACAAAGAATTATTGATAGGTCACAGTGTGTATGGTTATCTGATTTAATAGCGGCTGTTTTTGTAAGTAACACTAAAATTTTGACAGCTGTTCGTGTAATTAATAGTAAAAAGAAAATAAATTTAAAGATTCCAAAAGTAGGTCATTTTATTCATAAATGTTATGTAGAATGTGCACGAGAATTTTATAAAAACCCATTCTTAATGGATAAAGAAAATGTCCTTAATGTAGAAAGACAAAGATGTGTACGTGAATCTATGAAAATTATTGAATCATGTATCTGCGATGCTATTAGAAAAATGTTACCATTCCAAGAAATATTAAAACAATATTTAGGAGAGTCATTTGCGAATGATAGCGACGATGATATTACAGAAAATAAATACTTAAAAGTACCTGTTAAAAAATCTAAGGTGAACGAGTATTTAACAGATTCTGAAGATGAAGATGATTATAAGACAGAGAAAAGTAATATTCTTGATCTCTTAAATAGTTTCAAAGATGAAAACTCACAAGATTTAGAATTAAACGATGAATCTTCTTTTGATGATGAAAAAGAAAATATTTTAGATAAAGAAGATACATCAGAAAATGAAAAAGAAGATACATTAGAGAAAGAAGATTTATCAGAAAAAGAAGATAAAGAAGATAAAGAAGATACATCAAATAAAGAAGATACAGTAGAAAAAGAAACAGAAGATTTATCAGAAAAAGAAACAGAAGATTTATCAGAAAATGAAAAAGAAGATACATCAGATAAAGAAGATACAGTAGGAGGTAGTAAAAAAGAAAACTTTTTAGATACAGATAATTCTGACATAAAAACATATAAAATAATTGGATATGAGGATGACAATCAACAATTATCCTCTAAAACCACGAACAAGTCTGATATAAAAATCTTGAACGAAAATAATAATAAAGATAATCTTGAAGAAGTTGAAGAAGTTAATAATAAAAAAGAGATTATATTAGATATTAAGAGAGATGATGCAAAAAAATTATTTACAGATGTACAAATGGATAGTGGTATGAAAAAGACTGTTGATAAAACAGGCGAAACTTTTGTTAAAAAGATATTAGATGAAGAATATCAAACTTCTAATTATTCTGAAAAAGAAGATCGAAGAAGTGATAATAATTTATTGGAATTAAATATAAAAGATGATGATGATAGTGTAGATGATAGAGTGGATGAAGATTCATATGAAGAACAAGTAGTAGATGATAGAGTAGATGATAGAGTAGATGATAGAGTAGATGATAGAGTAGATGATAGAGTAGATGATAGAGTATATGATAGAGTAGATGATAGAGTAGATGATAGAGTAGATGATAGAGTAGATGATAGAGTAGATGATAGAGTAGATGATAGAGTAGATGATAGAGTAGATGAAGAATCATATGAAGAAGAAGTAGTTGATGAAAATGTTAAAAAATTGAGTATTGAGCATAATTATGATATTATGCCTATTATTAAAAATAGGAAGAAAATATTATTAAGACGTAAAGTTAAGAAACCAAGAGAAGAAAGAAGGAAAAAATTATTATTTGCTGATGCGGAAGATGATGATATGTAAATAAAAATATTATACTATAATTATTTACATTAAGTTTCTTGAATAGTTAGATTATTGATATTTATTTCTCCTGTATTTTTTTCATGAATTAATATATTGAATTCTAATTCTGAAACACCAGGATTTATAAACTCATATTCAATAATATTATTAATACCACTATTGATGGGAGTAAATTGTATTTCTGAATTAATAGTTGGTTTAAAATAAAAATATAATGAATTAGATAATGATATAGGTATAGAACTATCAACATCAAAACAAAATAAATAATTTTTTGTTTTATCAATTGTTAATATAACACGTAGTCCATCGTTATCTTCGTCATTATTCGTTTTATTATTTATTTTTGATATAGTAATTATATTATCATCAATTAATATATTAGGAATTCCAGAAGAATTTACCGTTTCTTTATGTGTAAATATTGATTGAAATAAATATAAATCAATATTACCATTTGGTGAATTAATAGTATTAATTTCATTTATATCACTTATGCATTGAACAGGAATAACTTGTAAACTATTACAAATTATATCACCTAACGATGTATTATCAATTGATATAGTAAATAATATTTCTGAAACACCAGGATTATAATAGATATAATTTAGGTAATCTTTATTATTAGCACGAATAGTTTTTGTAATATTTATATTTTTTAAAGGCGTAAATGTATAATATAAAAAATTTTCTAATAAATTAGTACTTGAATCAATATCAAGATTAAATATATAATCTTTATTTTCATCTATCGTAAATCTTATTTCTATTCCATCATTTACATGAATATCTACATTTTTTCTTTGAATTGTATTATTATTTATAATGTTAATATTTGACAAAGTAGTACATCCTATGTTATTTAATTTACTTTTTCCATATATAGAAGTAAATTTATTTAGAATAATTATTCCATTCGGAAAATTAATAATATTAAGATTATCTATATTTTCAGTAATTTTTACAGATGTTCCTTCTTTTGAACAAGAAGATAGACATGTACCCATACTATATTATACTATACTATATAAAATATATAAAATATATAAAATATATAAAAAATATATAAAAAATATATATATAATATATAAATGAGTGATTCAAAAATTGTGAATACAGTAAATAGATTATGTCAAAAAATTAAAAATATAAATAATTTTTTAATATTACCAGGACAATCTGCTAATATTGACGTTGATAATGCTAATATTAATGCGAATAATTTAACTATAAATTCAAATTCATCAAATCTTTCTACTAATAGTGCATCTATTACAAATTTAAGCGGTTTTCAATCTATTTTTCTTGGAAATAATAATATTGAAATTGGTAGCTCTAATGTTCCTATATCTTCTTTATGTATGAATAATAATATATATTGTTTTAATGATTATCTTGTCTTTAGAGATTCTGATGGATGTGCAAGAGCATACATATCTTTTCAATCTGGAAATTTTGGTAGTTATTTCTCTCAAGGAGCTACTAGTAACTTTTCTTGGGAAGCTACTTTGTCAGCACTATTTCCAGAAATATCATTTAAAATCCCACCACCATAAAAAAATGAATAAAAAATGAATAAAAAATATTAATTATATATCTATCCATATAGAATTTTTTAGATGAATAGATTAAAATATACAAAAAAAATGTATGATCAAATGATGAAGTATGCGGTGTCAATGCGTCCAAATACATCCACAAATGTATATCATAATGGTCATAGATTAAAAGAAATTAGAAGAAAAGGACCTAAAACATATGAGGGTTATATGGCATGTGGTCAGATGACTTATTGTTTAGCACCAATCTTGTATGAAGAAGGACATCAAGATATTAAACTATTATTTTCAAAAGTAGGATATGGTAATCATAGTGAAGATCATGTACATTTATTGGTTAATAAGTACTATGTTGTAGATCCTACATGGAGACAATTTTTTGGAGAATATCTTCATGGAAATGCTAAATTGAGCAAATTTTTATACGAAGATAATCCTCCAATTTTTGTAGGTACATATTTAGACTTATATATTACAATCTCTCATGCAATAGAATTATCAGGATTAAAATATAATGCTGATAAAAATTGGATTCATGGAATGTGGAAGAGAAGTAGAGATGTTTCTGATAGATTATCCATGAGAGAATGTTAATTATTTTAGATAATTAGGTTTAGATATTATAATAATTTTCTTTTATATGTTTATAAAAAATGAGTCAATATTTAGAATATTTGAAAAATCCATTTGTAGCAGGTGGAATTTCAGGCGCTTTAATAGTAACTTTCGCGTATTTAGATAAAAGAATGAATGATAGAGATTTCGATAACGGATACCTATTTAAACTATTTTTAGGTGTATCCGTACTAGTCACTGCCTTAATGTACTTTATTAGTTCTGGTAATAGTAGAAGCAGTGTCCAAAAAGGTGGTAATAGTAGTCTCGGCAATATAGAAGCAATTGTGCACAAAGTTGCAAGTAATGGTTTAGATGTTTATACAGATGCACCAGATTTCTAAATCTAAGTTAATTTATTTGATAAGATAGGATCATCTAACTGTAGATAACGGAATTTATGTTTTTTAGCTGTTTGCCATTCTCCTCTAAGAACTTTAAGAATTGATGCTGTACATAAACCTATCTCTTTTGATGCAATTGTCTGATTTGGATAGACATTGATAAATTCATCATTTTCAGATAAATGTACGATGGGTGGCGTATTAATGACAATAGAACCACGAGAGGTGACGTTTCCAAGTAGTAATTCTACAATTTTTGGATGAATAATAGTATTATCATCAGTAATATTAAAAATATTTTTAATTAAATCGGGGATATTTTTAATTTTATAGCTGTTATCAATATCAGCTAAATCTTCATAGGTAGCATATCTAAATGTGAAACCTTTAATAATAAATTTTGAATCTTTTAAGCATTTGCCAATACTTGCACTTTCAATTTTGATATCTTTGAGACCTTCTATGGCTTCCTCTTTGGAATCAAAAAGTTTAACTCTTGTACCATCAAGAGCTATTTGCCAAATAGGTTTTTTCTTTAACATAAAGTATTTTCGGATAATATCATAGTCAATTTCACCCTGATAATCTTTAAGATCAGGAAATAGTTCATAAACTTTATCTCCAAATCTACCTTCATGATAGTTCTTTTTCTCAGGAGTATCAGCATAACACCACATATATCCATTTGACACAGCATATTCACCGTCACGATATTTTCGTGCAGATGCATTTATTGGTTTATGAATAGGTTTATCAGTTTTAATATTGTATTTTTCTTTTATCCAATCACCGGTAGCTTTAAATCCAACAAATTCTCTAATTTTTTTACCATTTAATTCAAGTTGATATATATCAATTGTGGGAGCTTTTCCAACTGGTTTAACTTTTTTAGGAAGTGGTTGTAATGGTGAAATGTAAATCTTGTTTGGATTATCATTATCAATAAAATCTAATGCGATATCATCTAATTCAAGATATCTAAATCTAAAACCACCGGCAGTTAAAGTTTTTTTAACTAATACATTTTCAACAGTTTGGCGAGATAATTTTAATTCCTCTATTGCTTTAGTTGGATTTGGATAAACTTTTACAAATTTACAATCAGTTGTTTCTTGAATAACTGGTTTATTATTGATAGATAATTTACCTTCTACATCTATGTTCTGTTTCAACAAATTAATAATTTTTGGATGAATGAAAGTATTATTATCTGTGATATTATAAATACTCTTGATTTTTTCAGGAATATTTTTAATCATATGGCTTTCAGTGTTAATCATATCTTCATATGTTAAATAATTAAATGTGTATCCACATACTAAATTTTCATTATTAATAGTAATTGATATATTTGATGGTTCAACGTTTAAGTGTCTTGCAGCATCAATTATAGAATCAAATTGTTTGATACGTGTTCCATCTAAATCTATTTGCCAAATAGGACGTGAATTATTAACAATGTATTTTCTGATAACATTATAATCAATATCTTCTCTATCAACTAATTCTGGAAATATTTTATGCAATGAATTCGCAATTATTTTTCCTCTATAGTTTTCTACATAACACCATATATATCCTAAACATTGTGAATAATTTTCTTCCTTATAGTTAGTACATGCTTTAGATATAGAAGATTTTTTAATTTTAAAAAATTTATTGGCTTTTGCAATACTATCATACTCTTTTATAATATCACCATTTAATTCTAATTGTAATATAGATCTTGTGTAATAATTGTCATGACTTGGATTCATTAAACCTGTATCTAAAGCATGTATTACATTTTCACTCTGAGTACACCATTCTAAATTATCCACACAGTTATTCTTTGTATTACCATCTTTATGATTAATATATGGTTTATTTTCAGGATTTTCAATAAATGTTTGCGCAATTAATCTATGTAAAGCACATGATTTTTGTTGAATTTTAACACTACCTTTTATACGAATATATCTACCATCATCTTGTCCTATCACTGTTTTTTTAGTTTTTCTATTTCTAATGAGACCACTTTTTGTAATTTCTAAATGTTTATAACCATCAATATTAATTTTTTCCCAAATTTCATTTTCATCATATTTATCTGGAACATGTTTAATTTTAAATGTGAGACCTTTTTGTAAATTAGATTTATACACATTATTATCTTTTTTCATTGCAAGTGATAAACACTCTTTTGGAACTTCATAATGATTTGCAGCATCAGTAATTGAATCAAAAAATGTTATGTTATCTTCATCAATAATTTTTACTTTTTTATTAATAGTATTACCCTTTTTCCTACCATTTTTTATTGCATGTTTGACATTTTCACTCGCTGTCATCCATTCTAAATTATCTACATGGTTATTCTTTTTATTAGAATCAATATGATTTACCTGTGATTTATTATTTGGATTTGGTATAAATAAATCTGCAACCAATCTATGGCATGAAAATTGTGTTGATTTATTACCATCAGATAATTGATAATATTTATAATTATGTTTATCACTACATCCTCTTAAAATATGATTTGTTTTTTTATTTTTAATATTACCGAAATTGCTAACTAAATAATTAGAGTAGTTTGTATAATTGGGATGTTTGGACAATGGTAAATATATTTCTTCTGTTGAGTTACTCATTAATTGTATGTTTTGTTTAATTATTTTATAAAATAATTATGAAATATATGCGTTCATTTTTTTTATAATTTTTAATAGAAAATTATATAAAATGTCTACATCTGTTAATTTCCAAATAAGAAAATTCGATATTTCAAAAATTGGTGACAATAGAATTGTTGTATTAATTGGAAAGCGTGGCACAGGTAAATCTTTTTTGTTAAAAGATATTATGTACCATAAAAAACATATCCCTGTTGGTACTGTCATTTCACCAACAGAAAGAGTTAATAAATTTTTTGGTGATTTTGTACCAAAATTATTTTTATATGATGAATATAATCAATCTATTTTAGCAAATTTTAAAAAAAGACAAATGAGAATGGCAAAGTTAATTGATGAAGGTGAAAAAGATATTGATCCTTATGCATATTTAGTTATGGATGATTGTTTATACGATAACTCGTGGAAGAATGATAAATATATTCGTGAGGTATTTTTCAATTTCAGGCACATATTCACTATTTTTTTTAACTATGCAATTTCCTCTTGGAATAAGCCCACAACTTAGAGGGAATATAGATTATGTATTTATATTGAGAGAAAATATTGTATCAAATCGTAAAAGAATATATGAGCATTATGCAGGTATGTTTCCAACATTCGAAATGTTTTGCAAAGTTATGGATCAATGTACTGAAAATTTTGAATGTTTAGTCATTGATAATAACACACAAAGTAATAGAATAGAAGATCAAATTTTTTGGTATAAAGCCGAACCACATGAAAATTTTCATATGGGTCCACCAGAAATATGGGATTATAGTGAAAAAAATTATGTAGATGATGATATAGATGAAGAAATAAATATTAATACATATTATAAACCCAGTAGAGGTCCTAAATTAAATGTTAAAAAAATATAGATATGTAAATTAAAAAATAGGTTTATTTTTAACTTTTATAATATTTGTTATTAATTATAATGACAAATATTTACCAAATTAAAAAATTTGATCCATCTTCAATCAGAAATACAAGTGTATCAGCTATCATTGGAAAAAGAGAGTGTGGAAAAACTACCCTTGCTAAAGATATTATCAAACATAAAGAGATAGCACAAAATATTGTGATTGATCCTGCTTCTGATTATCAACAAAAATACAACAATATTGTTGCAAATGAATTTATCCATCAAGAATATGGATCAAAACTGGTTGAAAATATTATAAAAAGCCAAAATAATTTAGAAACAGTTAGATTAATTATGGATAATTGTGATATGCATTTATGTGAAAAAAATATCCATAATCTTTTTACTAATCATAGATTATATAATATCAATATTTTATTAACCTTGCAAAATATGTTAGAATTAAAACCAGTGATTAGAAATAATATTGATTATCTATTCATATTCCCATCATCTTTAAGTGCGATGAATAATATGAAAAAAATATATGAACCTATTTCACATCTTTTTGAATCGTATGAACACTTCTACACTGTATTGAATCAGTGCACACAAAATAATTACGAATGTCTGGTAATAAATTATGTTTCTGATAGTGATAAAATGGAAGATAAAGTGTTTTGGTACAAAGCTGATATACATGAAGAAAACAGTTTAGTAAATGAGACAGATATAGATGAAGATAATCTATTTACTTATGCGTTTAATATTTTTAGATATATTTTTTGTCTATAATTTTTGATATAATAATTTTTTATATTATATTATAATCTTGTCTTATAATATAATTATGTCCAGAAATTTGACAAATAACAGAGGTTCCACAACATTGGGAAATGAAATGTTGAAAAAAGAGTCCAAAAAAACTAAATATAAAAGATTGAGTAATTATGAATGGGGTGTTGGAATTGAACATGAAGTACAATTCTTTCACAAACCTTTAAATACCGGGAAAAAAAATATTGATTCTTATATCATGTTTGATGGTAAACCAAGAATTGAAGAATTATTAAAATCTGGCAAACTTAGCGTCTTAGATCAAGAATTTCTTAAAACAATACCTTTTGAACCTACAGGTAGAAAATGTAATGGTAAAGTTGTTTTAGAAAAAACACCTGTTCCTATGCCTGAATTTATAACAGAAAAACCATTCAATACTTTGAAAAATAAAAGACCAATCGAATCATATTGTAAAGAAATATTGCAAAATGAAGATAGATATATAAAACTTTTACATATGAATGAAAAAACACTAAAAGCTGAAGAAAAACATGGTATTATACATCAATATCCTTTTGGTGTTTCCAACTATTTTAAATATGCCAGTAATAAGGGTTTACCATATAAATTTGAAAAAAATAAAAATAAAAAAGATAAATTACATACTGATTATCTTGGTAGTTATCATATTACATTAACTCTACCATTCACCAAAAAAACTTCCTCAGATAAATTTATCAAAATACATCAAAATTTTGCAAATCAAATACAATGGTTAGAACCACTTTTATTAACAGCCTTCTTTTCCTCTGATCAAAAAGCCGTCGGAACCAGTGAAAAACGTATTAAAGGTTCTTATAGAATTGCGCGCGTTGGTTGGGGAAATTTAGCAGGAAGTGATGTGAGAAAATTCAATAAAGGTGTTGGAAGATATGCCAATATTCAACCTTATTGGAGAGATGGCTTAAATTTTTACAATGTTAAGTCAGCTGACTATTGTCAAGATTTAGCACCAAAACTTAAAAAAGTTGAACCCGGTGCTGTTTCTGGATTCAGTAGTAATTTCAGAACATTTGGTAGTACAGATCCTGATAGACCTTGGCATAGAGAATCTGGTATTGGAATGACAAAACCAAACGGCGTAGAATTGAGAATATTTGACCATTTTGATTCTCATTATTTACAAGAGTTATGCAAATTTGTTGTTTATGTAGCTGAAAATAGTCGTACTCATGTTGCTAAGAAATATGTTTATAAGAATAAAGGTTGGATTGAATCTTTACAAAGAATTATGTTAAATGGATGGAATGCTGAATTAAATGAAGGTTATATTGAAGATTTAAGAAGTGAGTTGGGTCTTAAAATTAGAACTAAATCTAAAATAGCTTATGATATTATTTACGAAATAAATCAAGAATTGTATAAAAAACATAAACATGGTGATTGGACATATATGATGTTAGATAACAATGATATTGTTAAATTACCACACATTAATAGATACAGTTGGGAGACTGCTTTGATGATGAAATTGAATAGTAGCGAAGTATTGATGAAGAAATTCAATGATATGGTGAAGAGTTTATCATTAGGTAAAGAAATGACGGTTGATGAATTTAGATTAAATTTCTTCAAATATTTTAATAAAAAAATGTGGGAGAGTGATGTAGTTGATGTGATATATTTCTTAGAATCTCTCAAATTTGTTGAACTGAGTTATGAAATAGATGGTAAAATAGCATATTTGAAAGTTAATGGTAAGAATTTAAGACGCATCAATAACTTCAATAATGAATTGTTGAATGAATGGGGCAGACCTTATAAAGAGGAACTTGATTTCTATATTGCTAAAATTATGGAAGAAGAGAAGAAAAAGAGATAATTTTACACCCTTGAAGATTTCAAAAGCCGGTTTTTTATTATATTATAATATAAAATTACTTAAAGAAGTAAAACATATAATTATATGCCCTCCGGGTGTATTCTCGCGTTGGGTTCATGCCAGTACTATTCTTATGGATGGATCACGACTGGGGAGTAGTTCACCTACAGAGTAAAATCTGTACAAAACCAAAATTTACATGGAATTGAACTGTGTCCAGTCTTAAAGATTTATATCAAATCGCCATTTTGTGCCATTTGAAATCTTCAAGGGTGTAAAGATGGTATGTGGTTAGTAGTTCCAAGACATAGATATACGTCAAAATTAATATGTGATACACGAAACAAGATAAAGACAATGTTCATGGAAGCGAATAATAGATATAATAAAAACGAAAATATTAAAAAAATGTTAAAAGATTGTGAAAATTATTTTGATATTGATATTGATATGGATGATATAAGTATACAAAAATATTTCAAAGATATAATTGCTGTATTGATTAATAATAAACAGCAATTATTGGAACATCAAAAAGTGCTAATATTATTAGTTCAGAAGAGAAAAATTTTAATGAACTTTTTGAAAAAAAATTAAATAATATCAAAGAAATTTAATCATCCATGTTTTCCGATGCTAATGTAGCGAGCACCGCTTGTGTATATGAGCGTTTCATATGGAACCAGTAAGCGTATTTCACTGGTGTATCATTTGCATTATATAGAGAGACTTTTTCATTGCAATAGAGAGCAATTTTCATAGCCTTTGGTAGATCAATATTCTCTATATCTCCGAATTGTTCAGCTAAATCATCTTTAATACTCTGTACAATGGCATCTGCCTGTTCTTGTGTGATTTTCATACAAATATAATATATATTGATATATTTAAGTATTATTTCTTATATAATATTTGATCTAAAATATTATCATCAATAAAAAATGATGGTAAATGTATTATGAGTATCAATATATACATACTTCTTAAAATGGAAACCCCAAAAAAGAGAAAAAATACCCCTTCTGGGGAGAATGTACAACAGACACCACCGAAAAAACCTCGGGAAGAACCTCAGTTAAAGGGGTTTACACCTATTAAAGACCTCACAGGTTTTAATAAGTTTGTTGGACCCAACGGGCGCATGACTCTTGCAGGCTATGTTGATGCATCGGTCGTCAATTTCCTCTTTTCAACCGGATTGGAGGAAAAAGATGTGAAATCCGTCGTCTATGGTGTTGTATACAACATCGATGGAAAACTTTTCTTCAAGATTGGTTATGCAGACGTGTTGTCGAACACAAAGACCCCGTTTGGCACAAAGTCTGGGCGCCTCTGTTCAACTTTGCGGGACTTGAACGGAAAGTTCGACAAGGTCAGGATTGAAAAGATTCATTTTGTGATCCAGGACAATCCTGACCGCGATATTTACAAGTTGCTTATCGAGGCCTTCATGTTGAAGTCTACGAAGTCTTCAATGGTCAACCCAGGCGCTGATATCGGGTTGAATCTCAAAGAATTCCGCAGCATGAAAAATGTTGCGGAATATCGCACACTCGCTGAGAAGGTACTCAAAGAGCACAACCTTCGTGGTGCTGTCTTGCAGTCTCCTTAAAAGGAAGGGTGTCCTTTTTGATTATAAAAAAAATTGAAAAATATTTTTCAATAATAAATTCAATAAAACAAGCTCCCTTGGCTCAGTTGGTTTAGAGCACAGTGCTTATATACCGAAGGTAATAGCAACGCTGGGGTCGCAGGTTCGAGCCCTGCAGGGAGTAAATTTATAAAAAAATTGATTTTAATTTAGATAATTATTCAAAATAGTCTCAAAACAGAATGAAAACTTTACTTATCTTACTATTTTTACAAACTGTCTATGCAAACCCATACACTCAACCACAACAAGTCCATCTAAGTTTTGGATTTGAATTGAACGATATCACTGTCACTTGGAGCACTCAGCATCCAACATACTCATCTGTGGTACAGTATTCGCACAATCAATTGGATTATATTGATGCAAAGGGATATCAAACGAAGTTTAGTAACGGCAATAATACTCAATTTATTCATCGTGTCTTACTATCTGATTTAAAACATGATACAGAGTATTTCTACCGTTGTGGTAATGATATTGGTGGATGGTCTAATCTATTTAGATTCAATACCGTTCCTCTCAACAATTGGAGCCCAAAATTAGCTATTTATGGTGATATGGGCGTTACTAATGCTAAATCATTACCCTATTTACAACAGATCGCACAAGATAAGAAGATAGATGCAGTCTTACATGTTGGAGACTTTGCATACAATATGCATGATGATTATGGGAAAGTTGGAGATCAATTTATGAACAATATTGAGCCAATTGCAGCTTATATTCCTTACATGGTTAGTGTGGGTAATCATGAGCAATACAATAATTATTCGAACTATAAGAATCGCTTTACAATGCCAGCTATCAATAATGAGAATTTTTTCTACAATTTTACAATGGGCGATGCCTGTTTTGTAGCATATTCTACCGAGTTTTATTTTACTGATATCAAGGCTGCTCTAAATCAGTTTGAATGGTTAAATAGAACACTGCAAGAACAGACATGTTCTTGGATTATTACATATGGTCATCGTCCCATGTACTGTTCCAATGATAATGATGATGATTGCACCAAAGTAATGAGTATGGTACGAATGGCATTGGAACAACTGTTTTATGACAACCATGTAGATATTGCTATATCCGCGCATGAGCATAGTTATCAGCGTACCTATAAAATGATGAATAGTCAGATAGATCCCAAAGGTTTTTATCACATTGTGAGTGGGTCCGCAGGGTGTCGGGAAGGACATGATACTTTTACTAAAAATGTACCTAAATGGTCTGCTTTTACGAGTGATGATTATGGCTATGGTATTTTAGAGATTGTGAATGCCACACATATTTATTGGGAACAGATCAGTGTGGATCATTATCCCTCAAAAGTAATAGATCGTAAATGGTATGTTAAATAAGTGTTTAATTTATAATTACTTAATTTTCAAAAATTTTTATATCCTATAGTATGCCTTAATGTATATATGCTTTTCTTTTTACAATCAAACCCGTCGCTTTTTCACTCATAACATATAGATCACCATGATTCAATTGTATGATTAGAACTCTTCTTTCTTGTTGTGGAAGATACCTGGATATCCAATTGATTCTTCCCATGGATCACTATGTGTAAATAATTTTCCATATGTTGCCAAGATTGGAACGCGATCAAGTTGTTCTTCTTCAAAAGTTCTGGGTATGTATCTATATTCTATTTTTGGTGGTAAGCATAAACTTTCATTTTTACTTCCCATTAATATAAACATAGCACCTAAAAATATGAAAAAAACTATTAATGATTTCATCTATATATTATATTAATGTTAAAAAAATTAATATAATTTTTATAATTTTTACAATTTTTATAATTTTTATAATTTTTATAATTTTTATAAATAATTAGAAAATATTCTTTGTGACCTCTTTAAGGTTATTATCCGCATTTCCAGAAACATCATTAGCATCATGGCTCATTGTTTCTGTATCATTGGAGGGAGGTGGGAGTTCTTGTTCTCCTTCCTCCTTGCGTCTCATCCATGGATCAGCGTGACCACCTGATGAAAAATCATCATCTGGTTTAGTATCATCAGCAGTAATTGCTGCTTGTTGAGTACCTCCACCATTTACATTATTTTCTGCAATTACCTGATTAAAAGCCCGATCTTTTTCATCAAGGATTTCCCTAAATTCATTAATCTTATCAGTCTTATCTCCTTCAGGTTCTTTACTAAGATCAAGATCACCTTTCTGGGCTGCTTCTTGTTTTTTCTTAAGATTATCTTTAATAGCAGCATCAACTCTTTCTTGTTTCTCTTGTTGATAGAACATATCTCTTTGCTCGGCATTAACTTTGTAGTTCTTCATCAATTCATTCAATTGTCCTTCTTGGTACTCTGCATCAATATCATCAGAATTAGAAGGGTCCCATGGCAACCAGTAACCCACCTGTCCTAAGAAGACATTGAACTTAGAATCGCGTTTTTGTAATATAGATGCTCTTACTTTTGCTTCCTTCAATGTGTCATACACACCACGAACTTTCACACCACGCATGGAGGTCTGGTAATCAACCGTTTCATCAAATTCATCATTAACTTCTTTCTCTTTAGAAATTCTAAAATCTTCAACCATATCATTAACTTTTTCGTAAGTAAGTTTTTCAAGGTCTAAATTAAGGAGATAATTTCTTTTATTTTCATCAGTTAAGAGATCTTGTAAGAATTTTTTCATAAAAAATACCTCTTTTTGTTTAATAACTTTTTCTGGTGAAATAAAAGACAGGCATACATAGTTTTGTCCAGGAATTGGTTGGTCAACTTCTAAGAAATCTACTTCCTGATCTTTTGACATTTTTATAATAAATGATATTGATATATTTTTAAGTAATTTTAAACGTAATTAATTTATAAAAAAATAATAAAATATATAGGAAATTTTATATAAAAATGCGTTAAATTATTTTCTTTGTATAATGTATAAAAAATGGAATTCGGAATAGACTGGGTCGAAGTTGTAAGAAGAGCACTTAAATACATTTTTGAAGGTTTAGCTGTCGGTTTAGCCGCTATGTATTTAATCAAAGACAGTAATTTAGAATCAGCCTTTATGGTTGGTATTACTGCAGCAGCATCATATGCATTACTTGATATGTGGAATCCATCTGCAGGTGTAAGTAGTAGATTAGGTTCAGGTTTTATGATTGGAAGTCAGCTTGTAGGTGGTCTTTAAATTTATCATAAAATAAAAAATGATTAAAAATATGATATATATTGTATAATATTTTTAATAAAATTACTATAATGGCGTCACATACAATATATTTAAAAACAGAACTTAATAAAATGGTTGCTGGTTGTTTTGGGGGGTATCTTGATAATATAATTAAATATTATGAAGATAAAAATTTTATTGATTTAAAGTTGAAATATACAACTCCTGTATCTTTATATATATTATATGAAAAAAATAGTATATATAGTATAAATACATGGTATTTATATGAATATAAAAATGCATATAAATTAGATAATCAATATAATTACATATTATTAGATAATGCATTTGATAAACTTTATTTATTAAATCCATATGAACCATCATCTACTGATATTTATCATGGTTTATCACGATTAGGTGGTAATCATTATATTATTAAAAGTATTAGAGAATATAATGGTAGAAATTATGAATTATTACAAAAAACGATGTCTAGACAAGATAATATTGATAATATTAACAGGTTTAGTAATATTAATGGTATGGATATAGAATTAAAATTATTATTAAGAAAATTAGATAATAATCAAAAAGTTGAACAAATATGGAAATGGACGGATACATTTTCAAAAAAGGATTCGCCTGCTGTATTAATATCTGAAAAGATTATAGATAGTGGTAATGGAAATACTATTAAATGTGCTTCTAAATATTGATAAATATATATTATAATGTTATTTCTTTAATTTTTATGCACCGGTAGGATATTTGTTTTCCGAGGTCTATTGGATTATTTTTAAGGATTTTATCAAAGAATGTTTGATATCTTAAAATATGTGTATCTCCGGCATATATAAATATATTTTTAGTATATGGTTTGAAAAGTCTTGCTAATAAATAAGTGTCCATAATTATTGCATTCATTTCAACATATATATCATATAATTTATGTATATGTAGATCAAATGTGAAAGTATTATATGGTTTTTTATATAAAAAGTCATAAACGGATTTAATATTTTTATTATAATCATATTTATATTTATTTTTAAGTTCTAATAATTGTTTTTTCATAAATCTATCTATCTTTGTGGAATATATTTTATCAATTTTATTGAATTGAGTTTTAATTTTTTCACATTGTAAAATTTTTAATATATTTTTATATAATTTATCAATTGTATCAAAATTCTTTATAATCGGTATAAATTTTTTAACTATTTTTGAATCAATTCCTTTATAAACCATTTCTAATATTACATGTAATATTTGAATAAAATTATTCATATTAATATTTTCATTACAATGACTAACTCTAAAATCTGCTGCATGAAATCTTATATTTGGAAATTTATATTCACATAATTTCCTATTTTTCGTAAAACATCCATATTTTTCATAATATTTTTGAACTTCAACAAAACCAGTTTTTGTTAGTAATTGTGTTTTATAAGATTGTATAAAACTCGATTTATAATTACTATCTATATTAGAATATGGTGCTTCTAAGAAAAAATCTATATATTTATTATTATATTTTTTAGCTAAATTATTTATAAGTTTTGGTATAGTAATACTTTTTTCTTTACATCTATAATATTTTGAGTAATGTACATCGCCAAACATAAATATATTTTTATCATTAATCTTATATTTACTATATGAAACTGGACCAGAAATTAATAAATTTTTCATTATAAATAATTCAATATTTTATAATATATCACTATATATTATTATATTATAAAAATGATTGATAATAAAACAAAAATAGATAATATTATAATTAAAAATGGTATTCCAATTTATGTTAAAAAATGGAAACCATCATTACTAAAAAACTATAAGATAAATGTACATGGATTAATTATAAAAATGGAAAATTATCATATAGTAAAAAAGAATTAAAGAATAAGTTCTTAAATAATAATTATCCTATTGCATTTTTAATAGGAAAAAATACTGTCTCAAGTGGTGAATTTATTGCATCAACTTTTTACCGCAATCAACCAAATATAAAAATTTTTGGAGAAAATACAGGTGGATAATTATCAAATAATTTTACATATAATATAACATCTGAAATAAAATTAAATTGTACAAATATAATATATTAATGAAATATATATTTTATCATAATATTAATGATATACCAAAAAATATTTTAACACAATTTGATAAAAAAATATTTCATACAAATAATTCAATATTACTATTTATAGATGATTTATTATCAGGTCTTAATACTAAAACATATGTAATATTAGTTGTAATGGATAATGAAAAATTAGTAGGAACATTAGGTATTGCTTATTTATCTTCAAAAATTAAAAAATTAATGAATTTGGAATTTCTTGAAAGGACATATGATGTGAGAAATATATATATATTACCTGAATATCGTGGTAAAAAAATATGTTCTAAAATGATCAATAAATTAAAAAAGTATGTTTATCCAAAAGTAAAAAGATTAAATTTATGGGTTGATTCAACAAATATAGCAGCTATAAAATGTTATAAATCTTCTGGATTTATAGAATACAAAAATAAAAAAGCCATAAAGTGGTTAAATGATAATATTGAAAAATATTTTGGTTTTATTAATGAAAATAAATTGGTATATTATACAATAAAATTATAAAGAGACTTCTAAAAATATTCCGAAATGATCTGATGGATACACATTATCGTAGATTGGTTCTGTACCTATCAACTCTTTCTTTCCTATTTTACACCTCTTATTCATAAATATTCTATTCAATCTTTATCTTTCATATTCATATATTTCATATTGAAGATATATTATTCTTTATTTATTTAATTATTTAATTATAAATTCTTTAATTAACAATAAAATTTTATTATAAATTGTTTATAATAAAATCATAAAAAATTAATTAGATTATTAATTTATTACATTCTTTATTACATTCTTTATATTTTTTACTCAAAATATTTTTATTATCAAGAATAGATAGTTCAATATATTTTTTAGATAAATCCCAATCATTAATTTCTATATCATCTTTTTCTTTAAATTTTTTAAGAATGTAATATATTTTATCAGCATTTTTAAATTCTTCATAATCAGCACTTTTATAAATATCTTCTTTAGAACTATTTTTAGATTTTAGCATTGTATTCATTCTATTTTTTCCATCATTAATATATTCGTTTAAAAATTTAAACGTATTATTTGTAATCATATTGATAAATTTCTCTTTCTCAGTATGTTTCCATTTGCCATTACTATATATATGTCCATATTTACTTCGATGTCCTTGTAAATATAGATTCCTATTTTCCTCCTTTTCTATATTCAATTTAACAAAAAAATCACTCAAATATTGACCTTCTTCTTCATAATCTTTTTCAAATATTGCCCTAGCATCCCCATATTCTAAATTGGTCTCATTACCAAAATCATTTAATACTATATTTAAGTTCTCTATATTTTCAATATTTATAATATTATTTGTGACATTATTTGTTATATATGTATTACCATTTTGTTGAACAGTATTTTTATGTACTGATTTAATATGTCTTGTTAGATTTGTTTTATAGGTAAAAATTTTTCCACATGTTTGACAGGATAATCCATTATCTTTCAAAGTTTGAATTTGTACAAATTTAGTAAATAATTCATTATAATTTTTAAGTATGATATCTCTACTTATATCGAGATATGTAGGTGGACATATATTTTTTCTTTGTAAATGTTTATCAATTCGCGAAAATTCACCACCACATCTAACACAAATTTTGCTCATTATATATTTATATATATATAAAATCTTTATATAATTTTGTGATGGTCTGTCTTCCAAATCTTCCAACCTTGTTAAATCCCCTTCGATAAAGATTATATATTCATCAAATAAATATCGTTATGGTTGTGAAATATGTAATTTCATAAATTAAAAATGATCCAAAATGATCCAAAATGATCCAAAATGATCCAACCAAAAATCTTCTATTTTTATTATATGAATTATTATATGAATTATTATATGAATTATTATATGATTTTTTTGTATATTACTTTAAAAAATTACTATATGTAAACTTGGTACATAACTTCATAAAAATATTAATATTAGAATTTATGGTCTATTTTAAATAATGCTTCCAAATCTTCCAAATCTGTTAAAAAAACTTTAGCAAAGAATATATAATTATCAAGAGTTTTTAGGTATGATTATGAAATATGTGAATTCACAATCATAAAATGATCCAAAATGATCCATCCAAAACCTTCCATTATTGTTATTTTTGTACAAGATAATGATAAGATCATATCAACAATATTTTGGTATGAATGTTAAACCCTTCATTTTGAAAATTTAAAATGATCTACCAATGGAAGGATGTCAGTAAGATAATGATCCACCTATAATTAACACAATTATTATCATAATAAGTAATTGTGTTCTGGAATTGTTAAAAAATATTACCATAAAATTGGAAGGAAATTGATCCAAAATAAAAAAAATGTGTGCGCGTTATGTAAAAAAATAATTGATTCAAAATTGAAAAAGAAAATTAAAAATATTTGAAAATATATATTTATAAAATTTTTAAAATTTTTATGTTACACACACATTTTTAAAATTTTGGATCAATTTCCTTCCAATTTTATGGTAATCAAAAATGTTTTCAAAAAATATTTATGATTGTATATAATAATAAACCTGTAAAGTATGGGTGGATCATTATATTACTGTTACCCTTCCATTGGCGGATCATTTTCCTTCCAATTTTATGGTAATGAAAAACAAATACAATACTTTATTAGCTATGAATATGATAATAAACAACAAATTTATAAGCTGATCATCTCTTACTGATAGTCTTCCAATTTCATAAAGAAACTTCTAAAAATATTCCGAAATGATCTGATGGATATACATTATCGTAGATTGGTTCTGTACCTATCAACTCTTTCTTTCCTATTTTACACCTCTTATTCATAAATATTCTATCCAATCTGGATCTATATTTACCCTTGATATTTGCGTTTTTAGTAGAATCAAAGGTGTAATCTGTTTCAACATCTTCTAAATAATCTGGCATCATAACGTGATCTTCCATATTAGTATCTCCCATGATGAAGATATTATCTTTCTCAGTTATTTTATCAAATATTTCCGCTAACTGTTCATATTTAAGATCTGTTTTATAGTCACTTTCTAAATGAATACCGATAATTTTTATCAATTTATTCCCTTTTTTAGCTGTAATATGGTGGTATTTTCTATTCATATATGTTTTTGGTAGTTTCATCACAATATGTTGTATAATTGGAAATTTACTGAGAATCACGGTACCATAACAGTCCGATTCCATTTCAAATGAGATAGAGAAATGATAGAATTTATCCAAATTTTTTTTCAAAATTGTGAAAATTGGTAAAGTTACCTCTTGCAGAGAGACAAAATCTGGTCTCTTATCCAATATTATTTCGCATATATATCTGATACGATTCTGCATATGGTAATTATCAAACCAAAGATTGTATGTTAATGTAGAGAGTTTAGTCATTATATATACAATGGTACTATTTTTTATACCATTGTGTATACTATTTTTTATTTTACGATAAAAAAAATTTGATTGTTATAATTGATTTATTATACTACTGTAAAATAAGGAAATGAGCGTTTTTCAAGAAAGATATTTAGGTTATGACCAAATTATTACAAAACCCCTTCGTAAATATATGGAAGAAAATGGGTACACATATATTGCGCATTTTGTTGACAGAAACGATGGGGATAATGGTGTAGAATCTTACTCACTTAATATCATATTAAAAAAAGACAGTGATGAATCTAAGATCCTACAGGTCTGGTATTGGGAGAATTGGTACACTGACTCTGAAAAATCAGCAAATTTAATTAGTCAACGGGTTATTCCAGAAGGTGTACCAATGACCAAAAGTGGCTGCTAAGCACTAAGACTTTTTATAATAAAATTTTATAAAATATAAAACTACTTAAACAAATGGTAAAATAATAATAAATAATTATGAATGAAGTTAAAATTGGTATGGTAGGTAATGTAGATTGCAGTAAAACTACATCAGTAAGTGTATTGATCAATAATATTTTAGATAATGGGCGAGGAAGTGCCAGAAGTAAAATAATGAAACACATTCATGAACAGGAAACGGGACGAACTTCTTGTATTTCAGAAAATTATTTAAGAGTAGAAGATAAAAATAAGTACATTTCTTTTGTAGATTTAGCAGGACACGAAAAATATTTAAAAACAACTATGTGTGGATTGTCTGGACACTATATAGATTATGCGATGATTTTTGTGGGTGCTAATATGGGTATTTCTAAAATGACTATTGAACATTTAATTTTAGCGATTACATTAAAAATTCCATTTATTTTTATTGTTTCTAAGATTGATATTGCACCTGAAAATATTTTGAAAGAAACCATCGATGAAATTAAAGATATGGTGAGAAAAATGAAAATAAGGCAACAAATTCCTATTCTCTTTGATAAAGAAAAAGAATTATTAGAGATTAATTTGGATACAATGTTTCCGATTTTCTGTATTTCTAATAAAACGGGTGAAGGTGTAGATAAATTGCGTAATTTTATAACTAATTTAGAGCCAAGATTTAAATGGGATGAAGAAAGTGAAACAGTATTTTCAATCAATCACAAATATAATGTGAAAGGTATTGGGACAGTATTTTCTGGTAAAGTTGTAGGTGGTAAAATATGTAAGAATGATAAATTATTGATAGGACCATTTCAAGGGAAGTGGATTAACGTGATAGCTAAATCATTACATGATAATTTCAAGAATAATGTAGATGAATTGAATGCAGGTGAGAGTGGATGTATTGCAATAAATTCTAAGACAGATTTTTCTAAGAATAGATTAAGGAAAGGATTATTTTTAATCAATCAGATAAATAGAGATGCAATAGAATATTTTGATGCAGATGTTGCAATTTTAACAAAACATTCAACTACAATGCGAAAAGGTTACTCTCCGATAATTAATTGTAATACAGTATCACAAACAGCAAAAATAGTTGATATTTATGATAGAGAGGTATTAAGGTGTGGTGATAGATCAAAAGTAAAGTTTCAATTTTCATTTAGACCGGAATTTATCAAAGAGGGTGAACGATTTGTATTTAGGGATGGTAAGACAAAAGGATTTGGAATGATTACAAAAATATATTGAAATATATTATATGGTAGAGAAAATAAGTAAATTAGAAACTGCTGCAATTAGTATGAAATGGGTATCAAATATATCACTGTCATTATTTTGTATAATAATGTATTTAGGTATTCAAGGTTATGATAATCCATATAAAATATGTGTTGGATTTTGTTTATTATTTTTTATAATATTTGTATTGACAGTGATACCAAGTTATATTATAAATTTTATTTCAGATTGGAAAAAGTGCAATGATGAAAATATAGAAGAAAAAGATAGAAAGTCTAAAGGTAAAATTGTAATGGAATATTTAATACCAATTTTCACTTTAAAAGGTAAAATTGTTATGGAATATTTAATACCAATTTTCACTTTAATTATACTATACGCTTGGGCAAAATGCAGAGATCAAGCACCATTATATGGTGAGAGTAAAACATATAATATCTTTTCAATTGTTGGATTAGGTCCAATATATTTAGGAGAGGCTATTAAAAAAGGTACTTGGATAGAGATGAATGAATTAAATCAAAATGGTGGGGGATTTTTATCAACAATTGGTTCATTTATTTTGAAGATGTACACATATATCTTGACAACTATTTCAATAATGACATATATTTATGGTTTATCATGGATAACTAAGACGGGTGGATTGATAGTTTCAATAATATCTATTAGTTCATTAATTTATACAACATTAGGTAAAAGTATTTTAGGATATGTTCCAAAAAATAAGGAATTATTGGGTAAGAATAATTTGTTTTTTAAGTTTATGCAATACAGAGTGTATGAAGATAATTGGATTAGTAAATTAGGTGCATTGATTAGAAGATTTACTTTATTAGGATTAGATACAGATGCTTTGGATAAGTTAATTGATACACCAGAATACAATAATATTTTACCAAGAAAATCATTAGAAGAGTATGAGAAAAATAGATTAATATTTATGAGTGATAAAAAAGATAATAATGTATCATTTATTGAACAATGGACATGGGAAACTTTACCATATTTATATCATTGGGTTATCTTATCATTTATTGGATATATATTAGGTGGAATTTTTTTAATAATTATGTATGGAATGAAATAAAATACTTGTATAATAATATAGATATGTCATATCAGGTTGAATGTCCCAATAATACATATATGTGTTATGATAATTTAGTTAAAATTATGAAAAATATTAAAGAACAACAGGATAATGTTGCAGATCAATGTTCATCAACTTTTAATAGTAATATAACTTCTTGTAGTAAAATAGAAAATTCAAGTGGCGACAAAAATAATAGTTGTAATAAATGTGATTATTTATTTGAAAAATTGGTTAAAGGCGATACAACGTGTAAAGAATTGTTTGATAGTTTAAATGGAATGCATATAGATGAATTGAAGGCACAAATTAAATATAATTTGTTTCAATTAGTGCATATGAAAACAAAAATTGAACCGGCAAGAGTTTATGGAACCTTTACGTGGTGGAAAAAGTATATATGGGGTATAAATAAGATTCAAAATTATATCTACATAGTTTCATTTACGATTGCATTAATAATGATTTCATATCTGATTTATGAGAATATTTCAACTATATTGTCAGATTATAGTACATTGTGGGCTGTGGTGACATTAATATCTGCCATAGTTGTCTGTATCATTATTATGGTTTACACATTGAAAGATGTTGAATATAAACCAGCATCAATTTCTTATGATAAACGTATTGTTGAAAGTAAAAAAGCGATGTATGGTAAAAAGGTAAGAGATAATTGGACGGGTGATAAGACGGAGGATACTACAAATGTAGCATGGATAATATCTGTAATTATTATATGTTATTTTATAATTTTAGGTTTTGAATATTTAGGTTTATCTAAATTAATTGGTCAAAGATTTGGAGACTTATTGCATAATTTCATGTTATTTACATTGATTGGATTGGTAATAGCTATCAATATGTTTTATACATTTTTGATTCCACAATTTATCATAGTTGGTATTATCTTACAGAAAATTCTTTTAACTGGTGGAAAAGATATTAAATTAACAGTGATGCGTGTAATAATTCTTGCATTTATTTGTGGAGTCACGATTTATGAGAGTATTAGAGAAGAAGAGACAACTGAGAAAGGAGTCTGTACACAAGACGAGAATCCCAATATTATATGGCAATATGCATTTATTTTTGTGGCATTATTTGTGATGTTTATTTTATATGAATTGGAATTGTGGGGAGAAATAGATATTGGTATTAAAAGTTTCACAGATAATAATAATGGATTGGGCTTATTTTTAGAGCCTTATATTAGTGTATTTAAAAATATTCAAGAATATTCAAAGATATCTGGTCCATAAAAAAATATAATTAACTATTATAGTAATGTCTGATTCAACACAATTAATAGGACCAATTATATCTGGAAGTATATCATTAATAATATTGGGTTTTTTAATAGCGTGGATTTCACTTAGACGTAATGAAATATATGGATTATTCGGGAATTCAAGATTTATAATATTTTTAATTATTTTTATAATCAATATTGGAATTTCAATTGGTTTTTCATATTCTAATATTAATTTCTTATTTGAAAACAAAGAAAAACTTCCAGTATTTCAGAAAATTATATTATTTGTTGTTTTTGGATCATTAGTTTTAGTAATTCTAATTTTGTTAATTCCAATAGTTATTTATTTTATAAATAAAACTACTGGTGTTAATTTGATTCGTGTATTTAATTTACCTAATTTACCTAATTTTTTTGGTTTTTTAAATTTACCTAAAATAATAATAGTTTCATTAATATTGGGGTTGTTAGTTTTAATAATTGGTATGATATTATTAGTAGTTTATAAATATAATATAGATAATGAAAAAGAAGAAAAATATAATAAAAAAATGTCAGAGAGAAGATCCACGTTAATTGGTGATATAGTTATTGGTTTAACATCCTCTATAATGATTGTATTATTAATATTGTCAATATTTAAGTTTGATAATATTGCAATAAAAGTATTTTCCGTATTATTCATAATTGTATTAATTATTGGAGCAATAGTATGGTATTTATCATCTAAAGATAATAGTGATGATATAAAAGATTCAAATTTAGATATTAAATATCCTGAGCCAACATCAAGAAAATTAAAATTGAAAGAATTAAAGAAATTATTGAAAAAACTGGGTGATTTTAAAATGGATAATGAATGTAAAATAGATGATCAATCTGATTGTAACTATTTATATAAACAATATATTGCATCTGGTGGAGATGAAAAAGTTTTAGATGAATTACTTGATCAATTAGCAAGTATGAAGAATAAAAATGGTGAAGAAGATAATACAGGATTGATCAATCAGGCAATATTTATTATATATCAATTGTTACAATGTAAGATTGAGTTAGACGATAAGGAGACAATTTATAAATTTGGTACATGGGCTTGGTGGAAAAAGAATATTTTTATGTCTGATAATAATAAAGATCCGATTGATCCCATGCAGAGATACATATATTTTATATCTATTTTGGTGGGTATTTTATTTTTATTTGTTAATTTATATCAATATGGAATAAATGTAGAAACTATATTTGGTATAGATGGTAAACAAATATTCACAATTGATTGGTTATTGAGAGCAATTGCTATATTTGGTACTTTAACATATATAGGATTAATATCATGGTCGGTAATGTATAATCTATTATCCAGTCCCGATTCTGTTGAAGTTGATAAACCTGTTTCAAAAGAGTATCAAAGATATATTTCTGATTATACTACAGACCCAACAACTCAAAAGGAGAAAACAGGTTTAATTTCTCTCTTTGGTGGATGGATTTCAGCGATCATTGTTTCGGGAATATTGAGTTATATGGGTGGAGAATCACCATTTGGTGTATTAAATAAGATTAATGCAATAGCTATTATAATGGCATTTGTGATAATATTTAATGGTTATTACATATGGTTAATGCCCCAATTATTTATTATAGGTGTATTGATACAGAAATATATTCTTTCAACAGATATGTTTGATAACCCACTCTCTATGATTGTGAAAGGTATTATTGTGGTTGCAGTGATATTTGCCTCTTTTTATGATACAACTTATAAACCAGAGAATGTAGAAAAAGATGACAAGAAATATAAAGGGTTTGCATCAACATATAATAAGCCAGTTTGGTACATATTTGGTATTTTAATGTTCTTGATATTACAGAATGGTGTAGAAAGTTTTATAGGTGAAACGGGTAATTATGGTGAAAATAATTGGTCATTAATTTTGGTGCCTGCTGTGAGATATATAATTAGTATTATTATTAGGACGGATGTATCCTACGATGTTCTAAGCATAAGTAATAATATGTAAAAAAAATTGAATTAATATAAACTTTTTATAAAAAAATTTATATTATTAAATGAGTAAATCTATTTCTGAGTCTTCAACTAATGAATTGCTGGAAAGAATAGAAAAACACAAATTTTGTATTCGTTTGATTGATGCAGAGTTATCTAAAAGAAATGATAATTCAGTTTCTATCAAAAAAGGGATTAAAATTAAAACAAATACTTCCTCCAATGATGCTATTAATAAAGTTTTGCCTAAAAAAGCTTCTTCATCTAAAAAGGTTTCACCTAAAAAGGCTTCATCTAAAAAGGATATAGCTACAAGAGATGATATGAAAGTTATTCTTAAAAGGAAAGGTATTGAATTTAAAGAGAGTGCAAATAAAATGGAATTACAGGAACTTGTACGTAAAAATAATTTGGTTAGAGTTGTTGAGAATTATCATAAAGAGAGGTGTGCAACTTAATATTATTATACGTACTAAATTATAAAAATATATCTTAGGAATGATTAATGAAATTCAATAAAAATTTGTCGATTATAATTAAAAATAATAGAATAATATCAAGACAAAACGGGAGTACCCCAGGAGTTTATAAATTTTTTAATGTTGAACCAAATACAAAATATAAAATAAATTTATATGGATATAATTCTCGTGTTGCTACAACATTATGGATGGTTGATAATGAAAAAACTTCAAATGATTTAATAAGAGATGTAACTGATTTGTATTATCAAAGTAATAATCAAAAAATAGTAAAAATAGGAGTTTTATTTAAATATGCCAGGTATGGAAATTATTTTGATTTAGGTGATATTTATCTTACAAAAATAGATAATTATGAAAATACTCAAATAAATAATAGTATAGTTAATAATTTGAATGATGAGATTTTAAAGGAGTATTATTTAATTAAAGATGAAATTAATAAATTATCGATTTCTATAATTATACCATGTCATTATAAACATTTTAAATATTTATCACAATTATTAAGTTTTTACAATCATCAAACAATAATACAAAAAGAAATTATAGTAGTATTATCTCAATCAAATATGTTAGATGAAAAAAGTATTGAAGAATTGAAAAATAATAAATATTTATATGAATTAAAAATTATTTGTGTTAAGGAGAAAAGTCCAGCAGGTAGAAATAGACATTTAGGATCAAAAGATGCAACAGGAGATATTATAATTTTTCAAGATGCAGATGATTTACCTCATTTACAGAGGAATGAGATAATATATAAATGTTTTATTAATTATCCGCAAATTGATCATATATTGCATGGATATTCGAGATATCATATTATTTATAAAAAATACAATATTAATAATATACCTATAAAAATATTTAACCACAATATGTTTTATAATCATAATGAAATGGCATCATATAATTTGACAAATGGTAATATAGCTATTCGTAAAAATGTGGTTGACAAAGTTAAATGGGAAGATGAAAAATATCGTGGTCAAGATGTTATATTTAATAAAAATTTATATACACTTTTAAGAAAATATTTGATAATTAGATTACCATTATATGTATATAGAGAGAAATTATCTGTTAAAAAATATGTAATCGATAATAATAATCGTATGCGATTTAATATATAAAAATATATATATTGTGTAAGTATATGTTTATATTAAATAATAAAGTGAAAGTAGTAGATAATAGAGTAATAGTATATCAAAATTATAGTACACCTGGTGTATATAAAATATTTAATGTAAATAGGAATACTAAATATAGAATAATTTTAGAAGGGTATGAAGGTTTAATTAATACAAAACTATGGATAGCTGATATGAATAATAGGAAAATATATTTTAAAAATATTTCTAATATGGATATTATATATCATAATTTTAATTATAATAGGATTAAAGTTGGTGTATTATTTAGTGGTAATTTTAAAATAGGTGATTATTATAAACTACAAGATATAAAAATAATAGAAAATTTAAAAAATACAAATAGTAACATAAATATAAATAATAATGAAATAAATGAATTGAAAATGTATCAAGATATAAATAATAATGAAATAAATGAATTGAAAATGTATCAAGATATATATTATAATATAAAATCTAAAATAATACAAAATAATAATAAAATAATAGAAAACGATAATAAAATAATACAAAATGATAATAAAATAATACAAAATGATAATAAAATAATAGAAAATGATAATAAAATAATAGAAAATGATAATAAAATAATAGAAGAAACTAAATTATTTACGAATGTATTAGTAAAAGATAAGATAGTTATACAATTATGTACTGCATATAATATTAAGTATTTTGATTCATATGCAAAAAGAAAATATCATTTAACATCCTATTATGATAAAACAAAACCTGTTATATTTTATGGTTGTTATACTAATTCAGACTTACGTAGAATTAAAAATCATACAGGACATAAAGTTTTAATATGGGGAGGTTCAGATATTATGAATAAGAGTATAATATCATCTGTATTTAGAATAAAAAATTTAAAACATATTGCACAATCTTCATTTATAAAGAAAGATTTAAAAAGAAATCATCAAAAATATATTTATTTACCTTTTGCACCAACAGTTAATTATAATTTTTATTCACCTGTAAAGAAAGGATCATGTATTTATGTTTATACTAATGCATGTAACCAAGAATTTTATGGTTCTAAAATTTATTATAAATTAATAAGACAATTTCCAAGAATAAATTTTATTATAGCGACAAATGTTTCTTCATATTATGAAGCAAAGAGAAGAGGATTGAATTATAAATATTTACAAACATTTAATCCCTGTGATATGCATAGAGTCTATAACAAGTGTTTTATAGGTTTAAGATTGACAAAACATGATGGAATATCTGCAACAGTTCAAGAATTGGGTATGTTAGGTATTAAAACAATACATAATGGTAAAACACCAAATTGTATAAATTATAATACATATGAAGATATTGTTAAAATTATTAAAGAAGAATATGAGAATATAGGTAAAATAGATGAAAAAGTAAGTTGTGATACAAGAGATCATTTAAAAATATGCGATGATTTACTACCTTATTTATTTGATACTATAACAATAGGTAGTGAAATATATGTGATGATAAATTATAATAAGTGGCAAAGTTACAAAAGTTATATTAAACGCAAGAAGAATATTTGGGTAATGTACAATAATAATGGCGATAAAATTAGAAGAAATAATGATATATCATCATATGTATTGCCGACAGAAGGATGGTATTAAAATATATGTGATAACAAATATTTATCACATATAAATATGACAATAAATTGCTGAAGTATTTGAATTTAGGAAAATAAAGTGTTGTAAAAAATAGGATATAAAAAAATATAATAAAATATAATATATATGAATAATAAAATCATGGAAAGCATAAAATATTATCACGATTTACCATTTTATTACAAAGATATTTGTTACAGTAAATTTAGATACTATTTTCAAACATACATTAATACTTCTTATAATAATTCTAAAATAACTGATAATATTTATATTTCAGATTTTCCATCTGCATGTAATAAAGATAAATTAAAAGAAGATGGAATTACACATATTTTATGTGCTATTTTAGGACTTGATCCAATCTTTCCGGAAGAATTTACATATAAAAACGTACATGTGAGAGATGTAACTCATGAAAATTTAAATAAATATTTTGATGAATGTGTAGATTTTATAGATTCGGTTGTTAAAAGCGGTGGTAAAGTTTTAGTTCATTGTTCTTATGGTGTTTCACGTAGTGCAAGTATAGTACTTGCATATTTAATAAAAAAACATGATTTAACATATGATGAAGCTTATAAATTTGTGAAAGCACGTCGTGATATCATAGAACCAAATGATGGTTTCAAGAAGCAATTAAAGAAATACTAAGCTTTTTTATCGCAAATAAATTTGGCAGTAAAAAGCTTTTTAGACACTTGTAATAAATTATTTTACAAATTAGTTAAACTAATATCTCTGAACTTTATAAAGAAGTATTCTATAATATTTCTTTATAGTTTGCAAAAAAACTTTAATATTTAATACAATTTTTTGGATAGATAATAACCTCTGGTTATTATCAAACACTTACCAGCAAACTTGTTTGCGTTCGCTTTTAGCGATTTCGTGTCAAGCTTTTTTTATCGCAAATAAATTTGGCAGTAAAAAGCTTTTTAGACACTTGAAATAAATTGCCAGTTAAGCTCTTGACAAATTCCTTTCCAAATATTATCATATCTTAGTAATTTATTATTATTTAATATGGTGTAAATGTTCACGAAAGTGATAAAAATTTTTATAACTCATTTTTATAAAGAAGTATATATATATTATATTTCTTTATATAAAATAAAAAACTTTTCATTCCAAATTTATTTGCGGTGTGAAAAAGTTTAATAATATTCATTACCGTTTTTTAATTAAACTTTTACTGTTAAATTTATTTGCATTGAAAAAAGCTTTTTTAAACACTTTTAATAAATTCCCAATTAAGTTCTTTACAGATTCCTTCCCAAATTCTGTCTTGTTGATGTAATTTTTCTCTACTTTTTAGTAAAGGAAAGAGACTTTTAAGTTCATCGAGACCCAATAGTTCAACAAATTTGTGTAAAACATAAGAGTAAGATAAGAAATTCTTTCTATTTTTTTGTATATTTGGACAAACTTTAGCAAAAGGTTCTTGAATTTCCTCAAACATACGTTTAAGTTTTTCTTCAACATGAGGTTTAATCGTTGGTGGTTGTTTACCATTTAATCTGCAAATAATGTGTGGAACATGTTCATAATATTTATTGTAACCTAATTTTTTAAGATAACCACGTACCTTTTCGTTTGTTAATAATGCTAAATTTGTAATTCGTTCTTTTTTAATTTCGATCAATAATTTATCGAAAACTTCTTGGCTAATATCAGTGCTTTCTCTTGCTTGTGTTTGACTTAACCCGTCAATATAAAACCATTTATACAATTTGTATAAACTCATATGCTCGGGTCCTCTAATAAGACTTCATCATATGACCCTATCTCTAGGGGGACGGACTATACCTTAAGCCATCATTGAGATTGATTAAACCTCTCAGACCCACTCTCATCTAGTCTCTGAACCTTCCCCATATCCTTATCATAATAGACTTAGGGGCTTGGATGCGGATTGTCCAATCTTTTGCGTTGTTACCATACTCAGGGGTATTACCTCGACCACTTCATAGTTTCCAGATGAAGCTTGGTAGCAAAAGTTCTTAGGAGTTTCCCGCAATTTGGGAGTGTTGCCTTTAAAGAATTACTTAATTAGAATAAATTTCGTTCAATAAAGACTAGAAAGTTTCGAAATATAAACATATTTTCATTTTATTTTTGATAAAACTTTTTTTGAAAAAGTCTATAAATACGGTATCTCCACTATTTATCCTTCACACCATACCGCAAGGTGAAGGTAGCTTCCTGTTCAGAACAGTTATATGATCAATAACTTTAATCAACAACATTGTAATCTTGTTTTACTTGATTTAACGTTTCAATACAAATGCGGAGTTTTTCTTCCATGGATAATTTTTTGTTAGTAAATTTTCTGGTATATCTTTTACTTTTTTAACATGATATTTTCAGCGCCTATCTGTTCCCCAAGGTGTGTCATATTTACCAATGTATTTTTTAGCTTGTCCTATATAGGATTTACCATATGTTTTATTTGTAATTTTATAGATTTCTCCGTAGTGCACTTGTTTGTTTATAGTTACTATATATGTATCTTATCTTTACAAAGTTTTAAATTCGTTAATAACAAGTAAATATAATATTTTTTAGTTTATCAACCAAAAAATAACAAGAGTTTGTTGTTAAAGTCCTTAGATGATCTAAGAATTCTGAATAATGATTGCGTCTCTTGTAAGCAAAATATGATATTTCAGGAGGTGGATCTTTGTATGATGGTCTATCGCTATCGATTACAACGAATTCAGTGTCTCCACACATTTCGCAAACCATAATACCTTCTTCTTGAATAAGTGTTTTTTCGCAATTGCATATATTGCATTTGGTATAATTTTTTTCGACATTGATGCAACCGATATATGCTGGGTCAACAATTTTAAGGTATTGATCAAGCATATCGGCACGTTGGAAGTTTTCTTTGGTGATAACAAAATCACTCATTTTTTTATCAATATTATCGTTTTTATTTTCATCATTATTTACATTATTATTATTTACATTATTATTATTTACATTATTATTATTTACATTATTATTATTATTATTTACATTATTATTATTTACATTATTATCATTATTATTATTTACATTATTATCATTATTATTATTTACATTATTTACATTATTATTATTTACATTATTATCATTATTATTTGTAATAGGATTTGAAAAAAAGTTAACAATAGATGTTTCAGTTTTATCTATTGGTGTAGTTTTAATATTTTCTTTATTTTCAGATTTTAATGCAATGGAATCTATATTATTATAATATTCACATAATAAATCACCAGTTTGTAAATAATATTGACTTTCTTCTTCATCATTTTCAATAATATTTATTTCATTTTTTATATTTTTTATTGAATCAGCTAAAGAAAATTTCTCATTTAATTGTTCCGTTGTTAGCTCTTTATTTGGAATTTTCTTTAGCTCATTATATTTATTTGTTAAATTAGATAAGGTTTTGCGCTTTTCAGGTAAAGATTTTTTTATTTGTTTGAAATGTTTCATCATTTCATTATGTTTTGCATCAAGTGTAACTCTATTATCACCTATAAACGGTTTTTTATTTTTTGCTTTGAACATTGACATTTCATAATTCATTATATGTAAAAAAACTTTAAGTAATTTAAAATATTAGAAATATTTTAATAAACGCATAAAAAATTTGTATCAAAAGTATAGGATATATTTATTAAATGCGTAAATAAATATATAATTAAAATATGTTAAATAAATATATTAAATACCATGACAGGTAATAACAATGTTGAAGATACATCATTAACACTTCAGAAGATGGTGTTTATATATAATGCATTATTAAAAGGTTGGACAATACGAATGATAGAAAATGATAAATTTGAGTTTACGAAAGATCTTGAATCAATAAAGAAGGAGGTAGATTTAGCTGATTATTTAAGAAAATTTATACAATATAATTTGAATATTGAAAATTTGCGTACAATATAAATTAATTTTTATAAGATTGTATTCAATAAAGTTTTATATTATTTAAAAAATAATATAAAATGTTTAGTATTATAAAAAAATAATGTATATAAAGCGATTAAATACATTATAATTAATTAATTAATTAAATAATTAAATTTATTTTGAAAAATTTTTTTCTAACCATATATTATAAAAAAAAATGGGAGGAGGATTAATGCAACTCGTCGCTTATGGCGCACAAGATATCTATCTTACAGGTAACCCACAAATCACCTCAAATTAAAGGGGTTGAAAAGTAGCGAGTATGTCATAAGAAAGATAGTGACATAATAAAACTCTTAATGGTCTTTCCAAAAACTTTTTTACTGTCAAATTTATTTGCGATAAAAAAAGTTTGATTAAAAAAATCTAAAAATGTATAAAAATATTCTAAAGATGTTTTTGGTCAAGCTTTTTTATATCGGACTTGTTTGTGATGTCAAATTTATTTGCGATGAAAAAACTTTTTGTCATAGCTGCTAGTATTGTATTTCTTAGAAATATGATGCGACACTGCTCAATTGCGGGAACCCCCTTACCAAAAATTATTTAAAGATTATTTTATTTATTAAGTGTAATATGAATTGTAAAATCTGTAATTCTCAAAACAATTTCATAAGAAAAGGAAGAAAAGTATGTACTATATGCGAAAATAAACAACGCAAAGATAGATACAATAAAAAAATTATAGATAGTATTATTATCTATAGAGAACAACAATTAATAAAATATCTTAAAAATAATGAGTAGGACTATTTATAAATCTATAAGTAGGAGCTCTAACTACCCATTCTTATTGAGAAATCTTTAAGAAGAACCCGGTTAATGGCCGGCTCCAATGGTAAAAACGTTAGAGATTGGGCAATCCGCAGCCAAGTGCTAAACATTTATAGTCTCTATTGAAGAGTTTTATAAATGCATGCTAATGGTTCAACGACTAAATGGTAGTGGGCTTTTTGTGAGTATTACAAAATATTCAATAAAAGGCTTAAGGTATAGTCTAGTCCCTCATTTTAATTTTAATTATGTATTAATTAGATATTAAAATAGTTAAATACTGTGAAAGCAGGGGTATTAACGTTTTCAAAGTGGTTTACAGAAGACATACAAACTTCTCAATGGAATCGATCGAACAAACCTCAACATGTTAGGGGTGGAAAAGCATTCTGCCTAAAGTGATGTGGATAACTTTAGGATAATTCAGTTGGTATTCCACAAACTTTTTTAAAAAAAGTTTATACAAATGCTAGTGAATAGGTTATTTAAAGAAAAAAAATATAAAAATATTTATGAGTGGAGAAATATATTTAATTAAAAGTCCAAGTGACAAAATATACATAGGTCAGACGATATATGGTTATTTGAATAGATGGAGGGATCATATATATGATGCTCTTGATCCAAAAAAAGACCATTGTAAATTATTAAATAGAGCTATTAGAAAATATGGAAAAGAAAATTTTTTCATAACTTTATTAAAAACATGTGCTATTGAAGATTTAAATAAATACGAACAATTCTATATAAATGTTTATAACAGCATGAAACCACACGGATATAATCTTAAAGAAGGTGGAAGTAATGGTAAGCATTTAAATGAAACAAAAATTAAAATAAGTCAAAAGTTAAAAAATGTTCCAAAATCTCAAGAAATGAGATTAAATTTATCAAAAAGTAGGAATAAATACAATCTTCCAATGTATGTTATAAAACATATTAATGGTTATCGTATAGTTAATCACCCCAACCAAAATGGTAGAGAACGAAAGATAACACATTCAAAATATACAGATGAAGAAAAATTAAAAATAGCACTTGATTATTTAAACTATTTAAATAATTTGTCTGAACAATTGTCGTAAAACCTATTTGCGACACACCTGGTTCCTGGAATCCCCTAAAGCTATTGGTACTGAATTATTTGAGAAATCTTATAATTCGCCGGTTAATTACCGGGTATAGTGACAATCCAATAGATGTAACAATGGGCAATCAGGAGGCGAAAACCTAAACGGCGTTAATAGTAGTCGCATGGTTTCGTCGCAACGACTGGTAAGGTGTGGGTCCTAGAATATTACTAGATATTTTATGATGGGCTTAAGGTACAGTCTAGTCCCCTTGGGAAACCTTGGGGTATTTCGTTAACGGTCAAGCAGATTTCGGAAAGAAGGTCCAAGCAACAATTTCGCGCAACGGTGATTTAATTCACCGTATGTATCTCCAAGCTACATTACCCGAGGTTCAGTGCCCATGCTCTGAATCCAAATGCTTCAGATGGGTCAACTACATTGGTCACGCTTTAATCAAAACTGTCGAAGTTGAGATTGGTGGACAAAGAATTGACAAACACTACGGTGATTGGCTCAACATCTGGAACGAACTCACCCAAGAACCCGGTCACCAAGTTGGTTACGATAATATGGTTGGTAACACCATTTTCTTAACTGGTGCTGGTCTCTCTCACGCTGAAGCAACAACCCTTTACATTCCATTCCAATTCTGGTTCAACTAATCCTGCAGGACCTGAAAAACAGTCCGCCCTAGATTATGTGGATATATCTAGGGGAACTCCGGTTAGTATTCCACAAAGCTTTTTTCGAAAAAAAGCTTGACCAAAAAATTTTTAAAAATATGGTCAAAATTTTTAGAGAAAATGGTTTTATACAGCTGTTAGTGTTATATCCTATTTATAGGTATAATGCGACACCTCCAAATTGTCGGGAACTTCCTAAAGCCGTAAAAGTATTTAAAGGTAAAAAATAATAAAAATATGAAATAAAGTAATAAAATCCTTTAATTATGGGGTACCAAGCTATATAGGAAACTATATAGTGGCTCAGAGCGGAACTGAGGTATGGTAACAATCCCCCGGATGATTGACTTATTAGTCATGAAATGGATAATCCGCAGCAAAGCTCCTAAGTCCGCTACACTTTCTTTAATAAAGAAAGTATGATCAAAGAAATGCGATCAACATGATAGGATACGGAGAATGTTCAACGACTAGACGCTGGTGGGTCGGAGAAGTCTAATCAACTTCGATGATGGCTTAAGATATAGTCTAGCCCCATTCCGAAAGGATGGGTAAAATCTTGTTAAAATGTCAAACCTAACCGTTGCAGGAACCCCGGTTTGGCTTTACCCCTAATTGCGCTCCAATATCACGAAGTCAGAATCTGCCTTGAATTCAGAAACAAGGAAGAATGCTATGTTGCCAAACTTGGTGGCAGCTGTGGTGGATCTGACGGATGCAACCCAGGCGAATGCGATCTCTGTGTCGGTTCTCTTGAATACGCATCTCTCTTCGTTGACTACATTTACTTAGATACTGACGAAAGACGTAGATTCGCACAAGTATCTCACGAATATTTAATTGAACAATTACAATTTACTGGTGATGAATCTACCACCAACGTAAACGTTAAGGTTAAACTTAACTTCAACCACCCAGTCAAAGAACTTATCTGGGTTGTCCAACGCGAAGACTTCTGCTGCAGAGGTGTTAACCAATGGAACAACTACACAGATAACTACGATGATGACTGCTGCGCTGGCTGCGACTCTTGTGGTTCTGGCGAACCATGCTCTATCTGTGGCACAGATAAATCTTGCTGCATTCTCAATACCAACGTTGATACCGCATATGGTGGTCGCACAACATTCCCACAAGGTCCATCCAGAGGAGGTTTCGATAACAGAGATGGTCCAGTCAGCCCAGTCTGCCTCTCATGCTACGAACGCTGTGATGGTAACAGCATGCCCCAAGGTCCAGGTAACGATGGCTGTGGTCCAGTTAACTTCGGTTCCATCAATGTTGGCTTCGGTGGTGGTGGTGATCACGCACTCTACCCACTCAACGCTGGTAGAAACCCAGTTGTTCGCGCTAAGCTCCAACTTAACGGACACGATAGATTCCAAGAACGTCTTGGATCTTACTTCAATCTTGTCCAACCATACCAACATCACACCAACATCCCATCCACAGGTATTAACGTCTACTCATTCGCACTTAAACCCGAAGAACATCAACCATCTGGTACATGCAATTTCTCAAGAATTGATAACGCTTGCTTACAAATGCAACTTACACCACTTGCTGTCAAGGGTGCCGGTGCAAGAATACGTGTGTACGCGACAAATTATAATGTTCTCCGTATCATGAGCGGGATGGGAGGCTTGGCTTATAGCAATTAAAAAGCTTTCAACAAGTTTTATCAAGTATTTTCTGTTAAAAATATGTTAATATCTCAAAAATAATTAACATAGAATCTTAATTAGATTTTTTTTATTAAATCGCGCATTCGTGCGCCAAAAATAATATAAATTTTAATAAACTTATATTATTATTTTAAAAGTATCAGGAAATTATTGATAAATATTTTTGGAAAGTCATATTTTTCCCATCAAATTCCTCTTCACAAATTTTAATAGTTTTTAATTTTTTTATAACATTTATTGTTATTTTTTTACCATTATTTCCTCCATTTTCTCCATATTTATCACATAAATTCTTTAATATATTTTTATACGGAATATTTTTTTCCATCATAAATAGAGCCTCAATCATTTGATCAACTGTCAATGTTCTATTATTTTGTGATAATTTTTTACTTCTATTTATTGTATATTGATTTATTTTTTGTTTAATAATTTTTAAATATTCATCATATGAAATATCCAATCCTTCAAATTCTTCCTCATACAGTTGTGTTTTTCCTGACCATACATTTTTAACAATACTATCACTTATATTATTACCATCCTTTGTTTTGAAATCAACGTGATTGTTAATATCTGTAGACGATATACCTTTATTTTTTAACATAAGTATTTTTATCATTTGTTTAACTGTTAATTTTCTTTTACTTTTAGAAGTTGATCTATTTTTTTCAAGTTTTAATTCATCATCAGTCATATCTTTATTCTTATTTTCAATCTCTTTCTTTTTTTGCCAATTTTCTTCAACAATTTTATCTATATTTTCTTCAATGTATGACATTTTTTTAACTTTACCATTCACAATATTATCAACATATTGTCTTGATATATTAAATACAGCACCAATATCTTCGTGAGTTTCTCCATTATTGTGAAATTCAATTATCATATCAATATCTTCATCACTTATTTTACGATCTTTTAACAACACTGACTTAGAAATATTTTTACTATGTTCGTCAAGTCTATCAACACCATAATTTGGATTACCAATACCTAACTTGGCTACAGACATCTTAATACGTGCATCATCTTTATTTAATTGTTTTTTGATTTCTTTTGCATCTATTTTATACTGTTTTTTAATATTTTTTTGGTTATTATTTCTACCAATAATATCATTTTTATTTATATCAATACTTGTGTGTTTTTCATTTTTCAATATTTCTGCCAATTCTCCTCTTATTTTTTGTTTTTCTTTCATATGTAATGATGGATCTTCATCAAAATATTTCAAAATACATTCAATTTGTATTTTTTTAATAATTACATGATCTAACATATCTATAAAATATTTTTCCATAATTTTTCTATTACTTGCCTTCCAATGTCCATATTTGACTGATACAGTTCCACAATTAAAAAATTTTTGTATCTCATATAAAATATCTATATTGTTTAATTGTGCAATTGATACACTATAACCTGTATAATTATTAGGACTACCACCAATACGAATGCATCCTTCAGCATCAAATAGACCACAAATATAGATAAAATCAATTTTATTAAAATCAATTAATTTACTTTTTACAATTTTTTGATTTAAACTATGTATTCTCAAACATAATTTCTCTTTTTCTATGTCTTTACCAGATTTATTAATAAGTGGTAAAAATTTTTTTGCAAGTAAAACCTGTTCATACTTTAATATACAACCTTTTTCTAAATAATCTAATATTTTTTTACAATCAAGACCATTAACTTTCCAAGAATATTGTTGTCTGCGTGCATCAGTATCTGGTTGTTTTCTTTTGTACATTGAACCACCAAACATTGATTGTAATAATTTTAATATATTAAATACTGATTGTGGAAATGTTATAGACAAGTTATAATAAGATTCACCCTCTTTATATATAGAAATTGTTCCATCTCCGTCAAATAATCCACCTAAGTATTTAGGATCAAAATTTATAACTAAATCATTATTAGTAGTAATTTTTATATGTTCTTTAAATTTGTTATTGTGATAATAATCCCTTGCATAACTATTTTTAATAATCTTATATACATCTTCACCTAAAGCATTTTTTAATCTACTATTGTATGCTTTAACATATTGGCAATTTTGTTCCTGTTTTTTAAAAATGTCAAAATATAATTCTAAATCTGTTTTTAAACATAAATTATCATTTTTTTTTGTTTTATCATTATCAAATTTTTTAGTTGTTAATCGTGTATAACGAGGCATAGCCCATCTATTTTTCCAATAATTAACAATTTCTTCTAAAGTAATTACATCAATTTCATAACTATTAGCTTTTCCAACTAAAAAATCTTTACATTTTTTTCCTGTATATCCAAAATATATACCTCTTTTTATATTGTGGTCTAATATATCATATTTTAAACCCAATAATTGTAATATTTTTTTAATATTTTTTCTTCTACCATCACCAATTCCACTATTGTTTTTTTTTGAAAAATCCAATCCACAATCTTCACCAAATTTTTTCATTCTGTCATATAATGTGTCCGGTAAATTTGGAACAGCACCTTTAGTATATCCAATAAAATTAATATATTTTGACCTATCATACTGACTTGATTTACCGTATAATCCTAATGTTGTATATCCAGCAATGTAATGTCCATATTTTTTAAACATATAATCTTGAACCTCTTTTGAAAAGCATATACCTACTAACAATTTTCCAACAAGTAGATTATAACTAATTGGTTGCAATCCCACGCAACAAGAAATATTCATAATATGATTAATTTTTTTTTCGTCAAATTTATTAGTTCTATTCCACCCAATATATTCATCCCTATCTTTCATAGCTTTTAGATCACTATGTAGTTCTAATATACCTAAATATTTTTTTGATGTTTTATCTTTAATCAACATTCGTATTATTTTTTTAGGGTTTTTGTTAGATCTAAAAGAACTAGTATTCTTTCTAAAAAAATTCCATATATCTTTTTGTTTTATGCTTTCAACAAATTCAATTTCTATTTTTAAATTATTTATAAGATTTAAATTATACTCATTTATTTTACAATTGTCACTATTTATTATACTATAGTCTAAGTCATTGAATATTTTGTTAATATAATACTCCCTTTTATAGCGAAATTTTGATTTGTTAATTTCCCGTTTTTTATTAATTTTATCAACATATTTTGCACCATTCTTATTTTTTTTTGCAATTTTAAATATTTCATTCACTATTTCATTACGTTCTATCAATAGTTTTTCAGTTAATTCATTAATATTATTATCTTTTAAAGTTTTAGAATTTATTATATTCGGATCCATATTTTTCTATTTTTTATGTATATTATTATATTTCATTTTTTTAAGTACTTTTAATAATTTTAACATTAAAAATAATAATATGTTATAATACATGGCATATACACTGATTAAAGCACTTACTGAATATCTACAGCAAAATTTTCCATATTTTTTATAAGTTCATCTACAATTGATAGATCTTGATCAGTATATTTTTCAACTTCATCTCTTATTTCTAAATATTCCATTTTATCTATATTTTCTGACATATATTGTAGCACATCTGTGTCTATATTACAATAATATAATTCTATATTTTTAATATTACCAATTAGATCTTTCATTGATTGAATATTAATATGACATACACTTAATTTTACACCCTTGAAGATTTCAGATGGAACAAAAATTTTATATTATAAACTATTATAATATGAAATATAAAAGTGAAGATTATAAAATTACTGCTGTTAAATATTACTTAAAATATGATATTACAAATTAATTATTATTATCCATAATAATTTATAAAATAATTATTATGAATAATTTCTACGTTGTACACTGTGATCATTGGGAAGATTATGGTAGAAATAGAACTGTATACTGCAAAACTCGTGAAAAGGCTGTAGAATTAGCAATAGATTTTTTATTAAATGACAACAACACTTATGATACGATGTTATATACACTTTTATCTGCCATACTGAATTCACCCATTTTGATGTGGATGTCGTTTTGCCAAATGATGTAAAATATACATGTAAAACACCATACATAAAAGATATATATGGGATTGATAGGTTTGAACACATCTTTTACAGTGTTGTTAAGGTTGTGATTACTAAAAATAGTAATACCAACACTACTTAAAAAAATATTGCAAATTATAATACATAATGCCTGAAAGATCGAGAAAACGACGATGTGTAGTCAGCTCTAAAAATACGAATGAATCATATGCGGTAGATGTAGAAGAAGATAAACTGAATAAATGGTCAGAAGAGTTCAATTCTGATCCCGCCAATGTGATGATTAAAAATGCAGTAGTATCAGTTGGTTCTGGTAATATTGCAATTGATTCTGAGGAATCACGTAAAGTGACGCATCTATTTATGAATACATTAAAGAAACACAATTTAAAGGCGACTAATCAGGGGCAAAGTGGTAGATGTTGGATGTTCTCTGGTCTGAATACATTTCGTCATCTATTGATTAAAGCTTTAAATTTGGAGAACTTTGAATTTTCGGAAACATATCTGTTTTTTTATGATAAATTGGAACGTTGTAATTATGTTTTACAATGGTTTATTGATCATCCAGAATATAATATTTATTCACGCGAAGCTGAATTTATGATATCAAGTGGTGCATATATGGGAGATGGAGGATATTGGCATTCATTTACAAATTTGATTAAAAAATATGGTGTAGTACCAAAGGAAGCAATGCCAGAAACGTGGCAATCACAGGATTCAGATGATTTAAATTCGGAGATTTTGTATAGATTATTTTCTTGTGCAAATTGGATTTATCGGAATCATTCCAAGATGACACATAATCAATTAATGAAACAGAAGAATGATACCATTAAACAGATTCATTCTATTTTGGTTAAATATTTGGGTGAACCACCGAAAGATTTTGTTTGGTATTATCAGACTGAAGGTAATGATGAAAATAGCACTAATGCTTTACAGAGTACACCAAAAGATTTCACAGAGATGTGTTTATCTGGACTGGATATGGATGATTTTGTGGTTTTAGGTAATTTTCCGATGGAACGTTGTTTAGAGCGTAAAAAGTATGAAGTTGGATACACGTCTAATTTAACAGATGGACAGAATACATCTTTTGTCAATCTACCGATTTATGAATTAAAGAAGTATGTTAAAAAATCTATTTTACAAGGACTACCAGTATGGTTTTCAGCTGATGTATCACATGGTTTTAACTATATTAATTCATCATTAAATAATAAAATGTCTAATACGGATCTTCTTTTTGGTCCATCACTTCAATTTTCTAAGGGTGATCGTGTAGATTTTGGTGTATCAAATGGTAATCATGCGATGTTAATTTTGGGTGTTAATTTAGATGAAAATGAGAACCCAGTCTCGTGGCAAGTTGAAAATTCGTGGGGATTTGCTGATAGTCATGAGCGAGGTATGGATGGTTTTTTATCAATGAGTGATGAATGGTTTGAGGAGAATGTATTTCAGGTTGCAGTTCATAAGAAGTTTTTATCTCGAACATTACAAAAAGTGGTGGAAGAGCCTGCACAATATTTAAATCCATGGGATTCCATGGCACCAGCGTTGAAGGTAAAACCGATGGATGCTCCTAAAGATTATTTAGAAAAATTAGGTTGTAAAAAATGGAAAGTTATGTAAATTATAATAAATTATAATAATAATTTTTTATTTAATATTAAATATTAAATAAAATTATGATATAAATTCTACCTTCAAATCTCCGTCTTTATATGTACATTTAGCAAATGCTCCTGCTGCTCCCATAATCACTTTATAACCTCTCCATTGTGTATAGATTGATATATGATGATGTCCAACTAATAGTGCAACAATATTATATCCTTGAATAGCATCATAAAATTTATCTTTTGTTTTATTGCTCCACCAATCGCTCATCTCACCCGTGAAATTGTAATGAAAAAAGATGATAATATTTTTGTTTTGATGTTCAGATAAATCTCTTTTCAAAAACTTCATACTCTCTTTATCTGGATATCTATCTAAACAAATAAAATGTAGATCAGTAATATCAAATGAGTATCTTTGTGAACCATGTTTTTCACGAATATATTTCAATACTGGATGAACTATATAAGGACGCGGAACATAGTAATCATGATTACCAGCACACAGATAGACTGGCAAATAGTATTCTAATGGCTTCACATACTGTTCTTTCAATGGTGTTAATTGATCCTGTTTTCCACCATAATACCATCCACACATATTTGCGCCATTCCATCCATTATTGGTTAAATCACCGGGACAGATGAGGGCGTTGATGTTCTCATTTTGGCAGAGGTTAATAATTTTTTCAACATGATTTTTTTTATATGATCTAATTTGATTTGTAAAATGGAGGTCTGAATCTACTAAAAATGTTGTACTCGTCATATATTTTATATAATTGCTATTTTTTAAGTATATTTTATATTTTATAATGTTTGTTTTTCAAAAAAAACATAGTGATCAAGAATTTGTATGATGTTCATCACACAAAACAACCTTACCTGAATCATTGTGACCACGGACCTGTTCTGCCTTCTTACAGACTTGACATTGTAACATGATTTTTTCAAGAAATTGTACACATTTTTGATGCTCACAATTGCCTTGTTTACAACGACAAACATTGTTTACAACATCAATTGGTGTTCTTCCCGAATGATCCATCACATTAAAATTCGCTCCTAACTCATATAAAAATTCAAGAGTCTTGGGTTTTCCTGAAAAACCCGCTTCATGTATAAATGGAAAATGTGTCTCATATTCCAGATTCAAAACTCTTTTTATGACTTTTTGATCAAAAATTTCAGTAAACTTCCTTAGATAAATTACAGTATCTTCATCATTGTTGTGCGACGAAATTATATCGCGTATCAATTTAGGAAGGACTAAACGTTTCTCTTCATGAATTTCTTTTTTATTAAGGTCCATGATCTGATCTTCTAAGTCTTTTTTTATATCAGGGTGATGTTTAACAGCATTGATCCACTTCTTAAGGTAAGCATGTATAACAAAAGTGTACTGACCACCAAAATTTGTATATTCAGCATTTATGATGTTACCATTAAATATTATTATTATTGGAGTATCTTCAGTAGAATTTGATTTTGAATTCTTAGTTCCCATTCTTTATTATTAAGTATTGAAATTAATATTTTTTTATCATTTTTTTTTTGAAGAAAAAAATGTATTCTATAATAAATAATTCAAGTTATTTGTTAGTATATGTTAGTATATGTTATTATATGTTAGTATATGTTAGTATATGTCATATAATAACATATTATGCACGCGACAGGATTCGAACCTGTGCGGAGATTCCTCTCCATATGGACTTAAGCCATACTCCTTAGACCAACTCGGACACGCGTGCTAACATATCACATCAATATGTTAGCACACTCTTGTACATAAAAACCCCAAGAGGGACTCGAACCCTCGACCCCAGGATTAGAAGTCCTGTGCTCTATCCAACTGAGCTATTGGGGCATAAATATGGTCCCAGTGAGTCTCGATCTCACGGCCTCTGCGTTATAAGCACAGCGCTCTAACCAACTGAGCTATGGGACCTTTCTATATATATATAGTAATATTTTTTTAAATGCTTTTTGAACGCAATTTTTAATTAATTAATTTATAAAATAAAATAATTTTAATTAACTTGTAATATGTTTTCCACAATAAGGACAATATCTTTTAATACTATTTTTATCTATATATCCGCAATTATTCCTTGAACATTTAATAATTTCAGAAACTTCATTTTCACAAAAAATACATTTATTATTCTTAGTATATCCAGTTTTATTACATGTCTTACAATATTTAAATTTATCTTTCTCATCTTCACTCATATTTTTAATTCCTATATAAGAAATATGTCCATCAGTATGATGTGTATATTTAATTTTATCTTTGCATATATAACATTTTTCATGCATATCTTTAATATCTTCATGACCTTGTATACCACAAATAGTGCATATATGTTCTGAAGATTTATGAAACTCATTACAATTCATAAATGGACATTTTTGTTTATTATTATTGTATGAACTATAAATATTGCTATATTTATTAGTGCTAATAAGGTTACCCATTTTATTATTTATATAGTTATATATGTTTATATAAGGATAATTATTCAATTTTTATTTTTTTCTAAAATTAATTAATTTTTATATGTATTTAATATATAAAATATGAGTTATATATACCAAAATATAACATCAATGCTTAAAATAGAAAATTATAATTTAGACTGGTTACCATACTGGCAACCTAATAGTGAAACAGATAAATGTTCAAATACAATATGTAATTCTGAATTTGGATTCTTCAACTCTAAACATCATTGTAGAGAATGTGGTAAAATTTATTGTAATAAATGTTGGGGTAAAATGGCTTATGTAGGAGTATATTATAAAGAAGTACCTATTTGTGATATATGCTATAATAAACATATGATTCCAGATCCTGAAAAAAAATAATGATTCACATAATACCTGAAGAAAAAAATATTTATAATAATATTTAACATCTAAATTTAAGATAATTAATTTAATCTTTTTTCTTACCAAAAGTAAATGGTTCACCAATATTTTTACCAAGAAGACGAACCCCTAAAACTCTTTGCAATTTACTTAGTAATTGTGGATTTTTAGACAATTTACCAGATTCTAAATCTCGTATAATCTCAACCTTCATATTAACCCGATCAGCTAACTCCTTTTGTGTCATACCCTTTTCAGTTCTAACTTTTTGAACAATTCGACGCACATCAAGATTGACTTTTTCAACACGTTTCACATCATATTCATTATCTAATTTATTCATATGTTTATCCACTTTTTTTTTAATTACAGACTCCATTTTACCTTCTCTAATAGATCTCGTTTTTGAATTTGATTGTCCACCACGAATAATATAATCTCTAAAATCTTGGTGCTCCATTTATAAAATATACAATATTATATTTTATAAATTTTTTTTCATTTTTTATTATTTTTTATTATTATTTATTATTTATTATTTATGCGTATTTATGCGTATTTATTGCATTCAGATACAATGAGATCATAATTTGCACCTTGTACTGTAGTTAATATATTATTATTTTTGATAAATACAAATGTTGGAACACTTATCACATCAAAATTTTGAGCTAATTCCTCAAATTCATCAATATCAACTTTGCAAAATACTACATCTTTCATAATATCTGACAATTGTTCATACATCGGAGCAATACGTTTACATGGACCACACCATTCAGCTCCAAAATCTATTACAATTAGTTTATCAGAAATTGATGAAATCTTTTTAAATCTTTCAGAATCTCTAATTTCAGTTACAGGCATTTATAAATATTATATATTATTATTTCTTTAAGCTGTTTTATTAATTAACTTTTTTTATTTATAACATTAAACATTTTTTCAATTAATCCACCTCTTCAATATGAGGTTCACTATTCTCATTATTTTCATTATTTTCATTATTTTCATTATTTTCATTATTTTCATTATTACCCCCCATATCTGGCATTTGACTCATATCAGGCATCCCTCCTTGACCTTCAGGAGCCGCAGATTGATATAGTTTAGTCATAATTGGCATAATTACTTGTTCAGCCTCTTTCTTATGATGCTCAAATTCTTCCTTTTCAGCTAATTGATTATCATCTAACCATTTAATTTCTTGTTCCAATAATTGATCAAGTGTATTTCTATCTTCTTCAGATAATTTATCTTTCAATTTCTCATCATTCATACTATTCTTTACACTATATAAATAATTCTCTAAATCATTCTTTGACTCAATTTTCTCCCTATTCTTACGATCATCTTCTGCATGCTCTTCTGCTTCTTTAACCATTCTATCAATATCTTCTTGATTTAATCTACCCTTCTCATTAGTAATAGTGATATTTTTAGAATTACCTGTCGTATCATCTTTAGCAGTGACATTGAGAATACCATCAGTATTCACATCAAATGTTACTACAATCTTAGGAATACCTCTTGGTGCTGGAGGAATTCCACTGAGTTCGAATGATCCAAGCAAATTACAATCCCTGGTCATAGCACGTTCACCTTCATATACTTGAATACTAACACCTGGTTGATTATCAGCATATGTACTAAATGTTTGAGATTTACTCGCTGGAACCGTAGTATTACGTTCAATCAATTTTGTCATTACACCACCTGCTGTTTCAATACCTAATGAAAGTGGTGCAACATCTAAAAGAATAATATCATTAATTTTTGCACTATTCACACCACCAAGAACTGCACCCTGAACAGCAGCACCATAAGCAACACATTCATCTGGATTAATATTTTTACATAATTCTTTACCACCAAAGAAATCACTTAACAACTTCTGAATTTTAGGAATACGTGTTGAACCACCTACCAACACAACATCGTGAACCTCAGGCTTACTCATTTTTCCATCTGCTAAAACTCTCGAAATTGGCGCCATTACCTTATTGAAAAATGGGTCACAAAGACTTTCAAATTTAGCACGGGTAATAGAAGTGTAAAAATCTATACCCTCGTATAATGAATCAATTTCAACTGTAGCTTGTGTAGATGACGACAAAGTCCTCTTAGCCTTTTCACACGCTGTCTGTAAACGACGCATTGCTCTATCACTTTCTCGTAAATCTTTCTTATATTTACGTTTGAACTCATCCGCAAAATGTGTCACCATATACATATCAATATCCTCGCCACCAAGTCTTGAATCACCCGCAGTTGATTTCACTTCATAAACACCCTCATCTAATGTAAGAAGTGTAATATCTGTAGTACCACCACCAGAATCAACAATCAACACATTTCTTTCACCTTCAAAATCTTTATCTAAACCATACGCCATAGCAGCAGCTGTTGGTTCATTAATAATGCGCTTCACATTCAATCCAGCAATTTGTCCTGCATCTTTAGTTGCTTGGCGTTGACTGTCATTGAAATATGCCGGAACAGTAATTACAGCTTCGGTAACCTTTTCACCAAGATATGATTCTGCAATCTCTTTCATTTTAACTAAAACCATAGATGATATCTCCTCCGGAGAATATTGCTTTTCCTCATTCTTATAAGTAACTTTAATTTTAGGACTACCATTATCATTAGTTACATCATATACAAAATGACTGATATCATCTTTTACACCTTCATCATTATATTTTCTACCAATTATACGTTTGGAATCATAAATTGTATTCTTCGGATTAACAGAAGATTGATTTTTTGCAGATTCACCAATTAAACGTTCCGTTTCAGTAAAAGCAACAAATGAAGGAGTTGTACGGTTACCTTGATCATTTGAGATAATCTCAACACGATCATTTTGCCATACACCAACACACGAGTTTGTCGTTCCTAAATCAATACCGATAATTGTCATGTTTAATATTATATTATTCATTATTGAATGAAACCTTTAAATACTTTTTGGATTAAAAATTTAATATTTCTTTATTCAATTTGATTTTTTGATAATAATTATTATCAATATTTAGGTTAAATATTACCATATTTATATCATGTGAATACTCAACTGATGAATTACATTCTCTAAAATTAATATTAACAAAATGTATATGTAAATGATATGTAGAAGGTTCATAATGTATAAAAATTTTCAAATCATTCTCTGTTAAATTATATAATTCATTAATTTTCATAAGAGTAATTTTTTTCATATATTCTAATAAAGGTATATGTTTTTGCCTCAAATCTCTTAAAGATCTAATATTTTTATCAACTGGTAAACACAAAAGATGTAATTTATTGATATTTACTCCATTCCATTCATATGTTGGTATAATAATAATACTTTCGTCACGAAATACAATTGAATCTTGTTCACTAATACCATCAATAATATTGTATATCCATCTATCAATTTCTATATCTCTTTTTGAAATAAATTCCAGATACTCTTCATAAGTTTCTTGATATATTTTTCGACTTTCATCTTTTATTTTTGAAATATCATTACATATAATCAATTCACCTTCTACTTCAGTTTTTGCAATATATTTTTCAAATGAATTATTTTCCAATACTTTTTCTAATTTTATAATATTTGTAAATGAAACAACCTTATTTGGTATAAATTTATATTTAATATTTTCTTTTATTGAATCCATATTTTATATAAACTATATAAAATATGTTTTTATATATTTATAATTTTATTTTATAATTTTATTTTATATTATCTCTTTAATGCACTTTTAATTCCACTCGATACATCTAATCTCCAATTAATCCATCCACATGTATCATTCCATTCAGCTACAAAGATCTTACCATCAACATTGATTCTTCCGCACTGGCAATCAGTATCTGTCTTGGAACATTTACATGGTCCATATCCATTTATACCTTTTATGAAAATATCAATAAACCTTTGCTGAGTAGTATGTCCATATGGAGCCATTCTATTTTCATTGTCATTACCGTCACAATTATATTCACTCGATATAAAATTTGGACAGTTGTTATTATCAACATGTGATGAGCATTGAATAGTTTTATCATTCATCTCTATATAATAAATTATAGTTCATTTTACATAATATTCTTTCATTTTTTTTTATACTCTAAATACATCTCCCAAATTACTTAAAACAGTATTTCTCTCTATAATTTTTCCTAATGTTGAACTTTCTATTAACTCTACTTCATCAGCTCTTAAAGTTGTATCATTCTCATAGTAATATCTATCTCCATCACGTAATCTAATAAATTGATCTCGAATTATTTCATAAAATAATGGACCAACATTAGCATCATTTAGATGATCTTCGGCTAATCCACCAACCCATGGATCTATATCATCAACTGTATTATACAATTCCGCTAAACCACTACTGACTACCGGATCAGATGTGATTTCTGTAAATGTTGTTACTTTTTCTAAATCATAAGCTGCACGTAAAGTATTATAATCTGGGATACCATGATCACGTCCACGTTGTAGATTTAATGATGCCAAATCTAATAATTGTTGTGCTGTTGGTGCACCAAATAAGAAACTTCTAATATCTTCCACTATACGTGTATCTATTTTTTGCATTGTTCCTATCTTACCACCTAATAAAAGCTGATCAATACCATTATTTTGAATATATGTTGAATTGAAAAATGCATCTCTCAATAATATACTTCCAGATTGTCCTGTATGTAATGTAGATGAAAGCATACTGTGTCCAACGCGGTAACCAACTGTAGAAAATTCAGTATTAATTGAAGCATCAATATTTTCATTATAAGATGTGTATTTTGGAATAGCATTTTTTCCTAAAAGTTTAGGTAAAAACTCCATATAGGTTATATTTTGCATCATACCTATTAACAATTTACGCGCGTTTTGATAAATTACTTCATCCTTATTTAAATATTCTGGATGTTCCAATAAAATTTGATCACATAATCTATTATGTTCTCTAACAAATAAAGTATGCATTGCTGTTAAAAATATATTTTCATTAGATCTAATATCACCTGCTAAAAAAAAATCTTCAGGATTAGATTCTTCTGGTGCTGCATTTTTTAATCCATCCGAATTATAAGGCAATATAACCTCTCCATTATTTGCATTTTTTGTAATTAATTTACCACTGCCATCTAATTTTCTTAATGCATAAGATCTTTCATTATTATGTCCATAAACATTGGTTGCATCAATATAACTTGAAATATTATTAACTTGTTCTCTTGGATTTGTATTAACTACAAAACTTGAACGAGTGAAGGGTATGGTTCTATTAGGAAAATCTTCATTAGAATCTTGAGCAATTGTGGGTGTAGTCATATTAACAGTTTCTCCACCACTGGACTGAGTTTCAGTTAAATCAATTTCGTGATCTAAAAATTGTCCCCAAATCCACATCATATCGGATAAATTATCATTATTAGGTATTGATGTTGTTGATTTACATAATAAATTGCTAATAGTTCTTGGATTAGGATTTTTTATACCTCTAATTGATAAAGATGATTGATTATCACCATATTGAGAAGCAGATTTTCGTAATAATTTAGTATTAATTTTACCCCATATGGGATTAAATAAATTATTACCACTACCATCTAAAGATCTAAAATTATTAACGGGATTTGTGGTATTATTTGTATCTATATTATTTAATGTATTTTCCATTTCATTCATATGATTTTCCATTGTTAAAACACGTCCAACTAATGTATTTATCAAATTCGCCATTTATAAAATATAAATATATTATTTTTTGAAAAATTATTATAAATTATTTAATCTATTTTGTATCCTGATTTCTCTTTGATGTAATTTTTTTATTCTTTGACAAAGAATATTTAATTGTTTCATTAAAGATGCTTCCATTTATATTATATAAAGAGAATATTTTATATATATTATAAAAATATGCTCAAAAATTTTGACCCAGAACTTTATAAACTTATCCAAAAAGAACATCACCGACAAGTTAATAGTATCGAACTAATTGCTTCAGAAAATTATACATCAGATCATGTCCTTGAATGTCTTGGAACTTGTCCAAACAGAAAATATGCAGAAGGAGAAATAGGCGCCAGATATTATGGTGGTTGTGAATATATTGATGAAATTGAATTACTGTGTAAAAAACGTGCCCTTAAAGCATTCCATCTAAATTCAGAAGAGTGGGGTGTAAATGTTCATTGTCATAGTGGATCTGTTGCAAATTTAATTGCATATAATGCTATTTTAGAACCACATGATAGAATAATGGCTATGAGTTTACCAAGTGGTTCACATTTGAGTCATTGTCATTCATCAGATAATAAAAAAATATCAATTTCTTCTAAAATTTACGAATGTTTACATTATACTCTTAATAATGAAGGATATATAGATTATGATCAATTAGAATCAAATGCACTTTTATATAGACCTAAATTAATTATTTGTGGATATAGTGCTTATAGTAGAGATCTTGATTATCAAAGATTTAAAAAAATTGCAGATCATGTTGGTGCATATTTAATGTGTGATATGTCTCATTTTAATGGATTTGTTGCAGCTAAATTATTAAATAATCCATTTGATTATTGTGATATTGTTACATCAACTACACATAAACTTTTAAGAGGACCAAGAAGTTCTATGATTTTTAGCAGAAAAGAATTAAACAAACAAATTGATTTTTCAGCATTTCCTTCTGTACTTGGAGGTTCAACATATGATATAATAACAGCATTAACATGTCAACTTAAAGAAGTTGATACAGAAGAATATCGCGAATATATTAAACAAGTACATAAAAATATTAAAATTTTTGCGGAAAAAATAATGGAGTATGGATATCATATTATGACAGATGGTACAGATAATCATTTAGTCTTGATTAATGTTAAAAAAACTGGATTAACTGGGAGTAAAGTTGAAAAATTGTGCGAATATGTTAATATTTCATTAAACAAAAATTCAATTTATGGAGATGCATCAGCTTTTAATCCCAGTGGTATTAGAATAGGTAGTCCATGGATGACTACTCGCGGATGTAAAGAAGAAGAGTTTGTTAAAATAGCTGAATTTATTCATAGATCTATTCAAATAGGTGTAAAAATACAGGAAGAAAGTGGTAAAATGTTAAAAGATTTTGTGAAAAGATTTGATGGAGATCAGAATTTAGAAGATTTAAGAAAAGATGTACAAGAGTTTATGGATAAATTGAATAAATAAATTTATATTATAAATAATTTACTGATATTGTGGTATTTTTTATAATTTTTAAGAATATGTAGTATTTACAATATCCTAAATGTTTATCAAAAAAACTTCGTTAGCGTAAACGAAGTACTAAATGAAGGGTACTCTCCTTTTGGACGTTGTAGTCCTCAAGGGTACGACCATCTTCGAGCTGCTTCCCTGCAAAGATAAGTCTTTGTTGGTCAGGTGGAATTCCTTCTTTGTCCTGAATTTTCTGTTTCACATTCTCGATAGTATCTGATGATTCAACCTCCAATGTAATCGTTTTGCCTGTCAAAGTTTTGATAAAAATTTGCATTGTTTTATAATAATAAATATTAAAATATTTAAAAATATTATTCATTTTTTTTATATTTTTAGAAATACCATTATATACATAAGTTTATTATTTATAGTAATGTAATACTATTTAATATAGATAAATATCATCATGTTTATAATTTATTTAATATATATGAATAATTTAATATATATGAATAATTTTATTTATTATCGCAATAATTGATAAATCTTATAAAAAAATATTGTTATAATATATAAAAATATGTTTAAAAAATTAATGAAAATGAAAGTCGATCATCAATTACTCATTGTTGTTGCTGTTTTTGTCATCCTTTTTGCCCTCTTCTGGCCACGTGATCGCCCCTTAGCAAGCATAAACTTTGGTGCTAATTTAGGAAATCTTGGTGGAAAAATATCTCTTGAAGCACTTGAATCTTTAGATGAAGGTTTTGAAGGAAAAACATTAGCATTTTTCTATGCTCCATGGTGTGGTCATTGTCAAAAAGCTGAACCTGAATGGGAAAAAGCAGAAAAAATGAATAATACTGATGTTAAACTTGTTAAAATAAATTGCGATGAAAACAAGGAATTAGCAGAAAAATACGGTATCCAAGGTTTTCCAACATTTTATTTCTTACCACATGGATTAAATAATCCTAAAGATAGAGTTGAATACAAGGGTGATAGAACTGGTGAGGCTTTATTAGCATTTATTGCCAATAAATAAAAATATGATAATTCCTTTAATGTTATAATTCCTTTAATGTTATAATTCCTTTAATGTTATAATTCCTTTAATGTTATAATTCATTTAATGTTATAAATATAATTAAATAATATAATTAATTATATTTAATTATCTATTTCATCATTCATCTGTCTTACCTTCTCCTTCAATTCATCACGATATCTATCCATCTCTACTCTATTACCCAGTATTCTAACAGCTAATAATCCCGCATTCATCGCTCCATCCAAATTAACTGTCGCCACTGGAACACCATTTGGCATCTGCAAAATTGATAATATTGAGTCCCACCCATCTATCGAATTACTTGATTTAATAGGTACACCTATTACTGGTAATGAAGTTGTTGAAGCTATCATACCTGGTAAATGTGCAGCACCACCCGCACCTGCAATAATAACTTCTAATCCCCTTTCTTGTGCTGTTTCGCCATATTCAATCATCATTTGTGGTGTTCTATGTGCAGATACTATTTTCACTTCATAATCAACCTTGAACATCTTCAAAATATTTATTGCTTGATTCATAATTTCTAAATCAGATTTACTTCCCATAATTACACCAACCTTAGGATAATTAACCATCAATGTACTATTATCATTAATATCTACGCAATTTTTAACAATCTGTTTAATCTTTTCGACTCTTTCTATTAAATAATCTCTATCATATGATAAAATATTCAAATGACCCATCTTTCTATAAGGTCGTGTCTCTATCTTATCATAAATATGTACTTGTACATTTTCAAAATTATCTAAATTATATATAGCATTACCTGTCTCTATCTCTGGATTACCTAAAATATTTATACATGCACCATATTCAGCTAACTGTTTAACAGGGTACAATTTTAAACCTAATAAGCATCTAATTAAAATATCAAATTGCGAATTATTAAACATATCTTGTGTATGATGACCACTATTGTGAGGACGAGGTGCTAATTCATTCACATAAATTTCTCCATTAGATTCAAATAATTCAATAGCTAAAATACCAACAAGATTTGTAATTTCTGCTAATTTAGTTGCAATTTTATTAATTTTGTCCAAATTTACATCTTCAACAGGACATACTAAATAATCTAACATATTTTGATCTGTAAATTTCATTTCAACAGGTGGATAAATAATAATATCTCCATTAATATTTCGTGCAACTATAACAGATAATTCTCTATCCATTTGACAATATTGTTCAATAATACTATTTTTAGGATATAATTTATCAAAATAGTTCTCTTCATGTATAATTTGTGTTCCGTAACCATCATAACCACCAATACATAATTTATTAACAAATGGTGGGATCATATCTTTAGAAACAATAGAAATATTATCATAATAAAAAAATCTCATTGTATTAATATTATTCTCTAATAAAAAATCTTTTTGTACTTTTCTATCTTTAATAATTTCTAAAATTTCTGGTTGTGGATAAACATTTTTTTTAAAATAATTTTGCAAATATTTTAAAGCATCCGTATTTACATTTTCTATTTCAATAGTTATAATATCACATTTTTTACCAAAATTTACAATTTTATCATAATTATTTAAATCACCTATGGTATATTCTTTACAAATATTTTTAGAAGAAAAATTTTTACTGTTTGAATAAACATGAAAATCAATGGGATAATTAATACCTGCTTGAATTATCATGCGCCCTAATTGTCCACCTCCAATAATTCCGATTGTTTTACGTTGCATAATGTATATATTCTATTTTTCTTTTTTTAAGTCATTTTTCAAGTCATTTTTCAAGTCAACTTTTTTATTTTTAGATAAATAATTTGTGGCTGAATCTATTCCTAATTGATACATATTTTTTTTATCATCTTGTGTTAATTCAAAATTCATACTATGTATATTTTTGATATCAATAATGATTGTATTATCTATATAATCTTTCAAATGAAATTTTTCATATCTTTCAGTTAAACATTTAATAATATTAATCAAATAATCTTCACCATCTACAATACCATTTGAATTATGATTACTATGTATTATAATCCCTATTTTATTTTTTATATCTTTAAAATAATTCATTGGATAAGGTGAAAATAAAGCACCATCTATTAAAATTTCTGTTTCTTCAATCCCATTTTTAATAACATTATTTTTTAAAGGATTAAAAATAATTGGATAACTAATTGTAATTCTAATAGCATCTAATACTTTCATTTCCGGTGTTTCGAGATGACTATAATATTTTTCTTCATTTCTAATCAGTTCAGAACCAGTTAAGACCAATAATTTATTTGTTTTTTCAAAAAGATTTTTAAAAGTAATATCAGATGATATATTTTTCTGTTTAATAATAGCAATAAAAAGTTTAATTAAAAATTCTCCATTATCTAATCCCCAATTTTGAAATATAGTAGAAATATTAATATTACGATACTCGCTGAAATTTATATTAAACATAATTTCCTCTAATTCATTATATGTATATCCAATATTTAACAAAAAACATATCAATCCACCAATTGAACTACCAATATATGCTTCTACATTATTTAATAAATTATTCTCAAACAATACTTTTAAGGCACCTATTATTGCAATGCCTTTAACACCTCCGCCACTTATAACTAAATGTGTGTACATAATATATAAAATTTATATTATATATTTTTATATATTATTATATATAATGGACGAGAATTTTTCAATTAATGCAGAAGAATTACGCGATATCCATCGTATTAAGTCTAATAATAGAACTAAAATTTATATAAAATTATTAGAAAAATGTTATTATCGTATTAAAAATGCAGCTAATAATGATAATACTTATTTTATTTATCCAATCCCAGATTTTGTACTTGGTATGCCAACATATAATTTAGCATATTGTGCAGCTTTTATTATTCATGATTTAAGAAATAAAGGATTTATCGCTAAATTTTTTAATCCAAACATTATTTTTGTCTCATGGCAATTTGATAAACCATCTTTCATTAAAAATGGACCTAAAAGAATTACATACAATGAACCTAAATTTGTTACTGAAACTCCTAAAAATATGACTATTACTTTAGATAAACCTAAACAAAGTACATTCAGATCTATTTCCGATTATCAACCTACAGGACACTTTATTTTTAATTAAATGAAGGAAAAACCAAGTTACCCCTTCAAAACACTATCTTTCGAGGAAAAATATTTTTAATTTATAAATGATAGTAATCCATCATCTATAATTATGTAAATCTTTTGCTTAATCTAACAAAACAGTCCAGAATGAAGATTATAAATATTCCTATTAAAATAAGAATAAATATATCTAAGAATCCTTCATCAATATTTTGTGTTACATTAAATTTTTCAATAATAGAATTATTAGATGATTTATCATTATTCAATAATCTGTTAACCTTATTTTTACAATCTTCACATTCTAAAACATGTTCTAAAAAATTTTCACAACTTGTTGTTGTAGTCAATTGACCATCTTTTTTAGTATCCATTTCACCTTTAATATCCATATAATATTTACTCATTTCTTCATCTAAATCGTTGATTGAATTTTTATTAGCTGATGTACTTACCTTTGTCATGTCTCTATCATTTAAAATATTTGTATCAACATCATTATCAATTTTAGGCATTTTAGTTAACATATCATCATCTTTTTTATATAAATTTGCATACTCTGTACCCCAAGCTTCTTCAAGAGAACAGTATGACATTTGCTTTGAAGCCATATAAATATAATATATGAATATATTTTATTTTATCAATTTTATAATTATATGTATATTAATTATAAATGAATAATTTACTTGATAGTATGGAAATTCAGACAGAATTATCAAATAGTTTATTACTTTTTTATATTGCATTAACATCAAATTTTTTAGTTAATTTTTTTCCTAAAACACATATAGATTTTATCAAAAATAATATTTTTGCAAAACATTTATTAGGGTTTTTTACAATGTTATTTTCTATATATCATATTACAACAATTAGTGATCTTACACAAATATTATTAGTTACACTATTTTTATACTTATGGTTTTTAATGACAACAAGATTACCACCTATTTATAATATTTTAATTATAGTATTTTTATCTTTAATCTTTTTGATTAATATTAAAATAGATCATTTACAAAAAAATAATAATAAAAATGTAAAAAATGAAATATTTATGTTATCAAAAATGGCTAAGAATATATTTACATTTATTATGATATTTATTGTATTAATTTATATATATTATTTATATTGATATAAGTAAAATTATGATTTTTATTTTAATTATACATATATATGAATAATTATATAATTGTGATTGTATTAATTATTATTATATTTTTATTTTCTGGTGATAAATATTTTATAAAAAAATTTATGGATAATAAAATGATATTTCTATTATTAATAATTTATTTTCTTTACAATAATTTCAATCTAATAATTTTATTTATATTATTAATATGTTTACTTTTATATGATGAAAAAATTAGACAATTATTATACTTACGTTCTGAAAAATATATTGATATAACTAAACATAAACTTAAAAAATTTTTAGATATTAAAGAAAACAATATTATTACCGATGAAATAAATAATAATAATCAAAATATTATTCCCGATGAAATAAATGATAATAATCAAATTATTATTCCCGATGAAATAAATAATAATAATAAAAATATTATTCCCGATGAAATAAATGATAATAATAAAAATATTATTCCCAATGAAATAAATGATAATAATAAAAATATTATTCCCGATGAAATACATGATAAAATTAATGATAATATATCCGACAATAATGAATTACAAAAATTACTAAATGAAATAAATATATAAGTATTATATATATGGAACAACTTCTATTTTATCTTAATAATAATAAATTATTTACTGGATGTGCTATGATCGTTATGAATATTGGAGGAAGATATATTTCTAAAGATCTTCCACGTAGTTTAGACAATATATTTAAACATATATGGATAAGACGATTAGTTATTTTTTGTATAGCATTTATAGCTACACATGATATTAAAATATCTTTATTAATAACATTATCTTATATTCTCATATTTAGTATATTACTGAATGAAAATAGTGGAATGTGTATTTTGCCTGAAAGTTATCTTGATTTTGATGAAGACGGTGTTATAAGTACAGAAGAATTAGTAAAGGCTAAAAATATTTTAGATAAATATAAAAAACATATATATAAAAATAAAAACTAAGAAAATGTTATCTTCATTAAAATTCTATTTATGTTGTATATATAGAATTTATATTTTTTATAAAGTAATTTTTAATTTGTAAACTTTTATAAAAAATATATTTAAACAACTATGCGTATATTTTATTAAATAAGTTTCTAAATTCGTTATATAATAATGAATGAAGATGATAGCAGAAATAATAAACAATTTAAAATTGAAAGAGCAACAAATTCTAATAATCATCTTATGAATGATACTATTAATATTAAAACTGAAAATAATGTTAATATAGAAAGAGAAGATGAAAATATTAAATTATCCAGTGTTAAAAAATCAGATAGTGTTGACTCAAAACCTCAATTAACAACAGATAATTTACAAAATAATATTCAAAAACCAAAATTAGTTCCTATGGATGGATTAGATCTTCTTTCTAATCCAAAAAAAACATATGAATCTTCTGCAAATAATACTGATTCTGATAAAGATGTACATAATTATCCCAGTGATAGTTCATCTGACCATAGAGTAAGCAATACATATGATAATCTATTTAATACATCTGCACCAATGAATGATGATCATGATTCACATGATAATGATTATCATAATTATTCAGAAAATAAATATTCAGATAATAATTATTCAGAAAATAGATTTTCCGATCATAAGTTATCTGAAAGTGAAAATGATTATTCAAATAATAAAAATTATCAAGATACATTATCTATATCGTCTGTATCAGATAGAGATGAAGTTAATCAGCAAAAAACTTATGAAGAATTACAAAGAGAAAAACAATTTCTTTTATTTAAATTGGAAAGATTGGAAAAGAGTATGAAAGTTAAATTATCGCGTAGATATACTATGGCATCCAATATTGATGATATTAAATATGAATATGAAAAATTGAAGAGACAGAGAGATGTTGATAAAAGTATTAAATTTCAAAGAAAAGCTTTAATGGCTATAACAAGTGGTTTTGAATTTCTTAATAACAAATTCGATCCAATTGATGCAAAATTGGATGGATGGTCTGAAAGTGTAATGGAAAATATTGATGATTATGATGAAGTTTTTGAAGAGTTACATGATAAATATGCTGAAAAGATCGAAGTTGCACCAGAATTAAAACTAATGATGATGGTTGGTGGTAGTGCATTTATGTTCCATTTGACTAATACTCTTTTCAAATCCAATGTACCCAGTTTAAATGAAATTCTCAAACAGAATCCGGATATTATGAGAAATATCTCAGAAGCCGCTGTTAAAAGTATGGGTAACAATATGGGTGGTGATGACGAATTTACAGATATGATGAGACAAGGTGTTAATATGAAAGCACAACAGTATGAAAGAGAAACGAGTTCTGGTAATAGAGGCGGTTCTATGCGCGGACCAACTAATATAGATGATTTAATGTCTGATGCCAGTGATGGAGAGAGTGTTCATAATGTTAGTTATAATCCGAGAAAACAGAGAAGATCCAGAAAGAGTAGTCAAGGTATAAATATTGATGTGTAAAAAAAATTGACAAATTTTTTTGTATTTATATATTGTTTAATTTTTAAGACAAATGTCAATAATCGAACAACAAAACAATACTGGTTTATACCAGGATATGAATAAGGCGCTCACCGAAGCAGCAACCACTGCAAGTAGGGAAGGCACAGAAGAATTAGGTCCTAAAGCCAAGGAGACTCTGAATAATAAAATCACAAGTCTTGGTGAAAAGGTATTTTTACGTAAGAACTGGAACGGAACCCACGCGGCATTCGTTGTTGTGAAAACTTCTAATCTCGAAGATCTCGAAAAGATTGTCCTCGTAGCAAATAAAGAAGCCAAAGAAAAACTGGCGCGTTTGAAAACTTACGCTGAATTCATAGAAGAGAAATTAGACTTCAAAACTGATAAAAAGTACGAAGCTGCAAGAGAATTCATGGAGGATAACAAGTGTGACTATTTTACTTACCTTACCCGTTCCAAAGCGGGTTCTGAAAATGGGAACATAGAGTTAGTCGAATTTGGGCTTTATCATTTAGATTTCGCCAGAGAGCCAGAGATGACCCAATTTAAACGCATGGTCGTTTCTAAGGATCCTTCTGAAACCCCGAAGATTGTTATAGCGGGTCATCATCATGATCAGCTTCAATGGTTTGTCAACGGAAAAATTCCTGATGATTGCAGTGAGTGGGAACTTTCTGATGAACAGCAAAAAATTTTCTTGGAAAAGTTTAAGCAATCTGTGAAAGTGGATGATGATTTTAGTCACAAATGGATCCCTGAGAAAAATGCAACGATTAAACTCATTATTAATAATAATGAGATAAATATAAGTCGTGTGCAGTTCATTATTGTGGATGATTCTGGTGAACATATCATTTTGGGGAAAACCCATGAAAACAATCGCAAAATGCTACTCGATCTTGATCCTAACCGTCCAATGTATGAGGTGAAGTACTGTGGTGGAACAGTCAATCTGGAAGATCTTGAAACGGGGCAGAAGGAAGAATCACATTAATTGTGTGACTTTTTATAAATAAAATTTATTTTTAAGTTAAAAATATATTATTATAATTATTATAATAATATAATCATCATTATATACATAATTTATTAGATAATTTATTAGATAAGTTTATCAAATAATTTTATTAGATTTCAAGAAATATAAACCCTGTAAATAGGTATCTGCTAAATCATCTTTCTTATTATATTTATTAAAATAATTTAACATTTCCTCATTATCTTTCAATATATATTTACAATACTCTTTTGCTAAATACTTATTCTTCTCGTGTGTATCTTTAATTTCACACTCTATCTCAGGTCCATCATATACCTTCATTTTTTGGGTAGCATTTAATA